CAGTCTGTCAACATTAACAGAAACACCTTGTTCCTCCATTTTGAAAAGTGTCTGTAAGAATGGAATATACATCTTGTAATAAATCTTGTCCATCTCTTCATCAACAAGTTCTTGTGTAAATCCTAAATACAGACAGTAGGCGTAAAATGCGTCTGCAAGTGCATAAGGCGCACCATCTTTAATCAGAACAAGGTCAAAGGTTACTCTGGAATTAGCTTTAAATCCAAACTGTTTCTTAACCTCATTTGGCACTGTTGCTGTAGCTTCTGCAAAGTGAGTCTGTGAAAGACCCATCTTCTCAAGAGAGTTCTCTTTCAAACCGTTTGGTGTATTCTCATTACACAGCCAAGAAGCTAACATGGTGTCAAACAAGTCTTTTGTCTTAATCGTGATACCAATTCTCTGTAAAACGTGCATATCGAATTTAAGGTTATGACCTATAATTCTTACGTCTTCACGCTCAAAGACTGGTTTCATGTACTCAACCACTACATCAAGGTCAAGCTGAGTGTCAATATCTTCTTCACGAATATGACCCAATGGAATATAGTAGTTATATCTTTCTCCCCAAGAAATACTAATACCAACACATTTAAAATTTCTATTCGGTCCTAAAACGTCAAGAGTGTTTGTCTCGGTATCAAATGCAAACTCAGGAATAGTCATCATAGTTTCAGCCAACCATGCTAAAGACTCTTCATCTTGAATGACTGCATAATCTATCATCTCAGGTTTCCATGGGAAGTTTCCACGATACTCACCTGTAAACGCTTCTGCAATAACGTCTGTGTTCAAGACATTATATGGAATTTTCAACTTCCGCTTTGGCTTTAACACTGGCTTTTTCTTGACTGACTTTAATTTTGGTTTACTATCAACCACTTTTTTCAGTTTCAAAACATTGCTTCTCCTTTCTAAAGAATAATGAGTAGTCTATACTCTACTAATAGTATAAACTACTCATTAACTTTCGGCAAATGACCTTATTGAAGAGCGTCCTCTAAATCACTGTAGACTGACAGCTTCAAGGACTTCTTATCTTCTGTGCTGTAAGAGTGTCCATTCACTGTTCCGGTACGACCCTTCTTAGTGATTTTCTTGAGAGAGAAATAACCCTTAAAAGCTACTCCGTCATTCTCAACACACTGGTCTTTCAGAGTCTTGAGAAATGCTCTTACTTCTTCCTCCGCTTTTGTCTTCGGGATTGCTCTCTCCTTTGCATAGGCTTCAATAAAAGTTTTCATTCCTGACATCATCTTAATGTCCTCCTTACTTTATTTGCTAACACTTCTCTTAATAAGTGATTTAGCCCTATTGTCTGGTTTCTTCACACTGTTTTCAGCAGGTTTCTTGAAAAGGGATTTCTTTTTCTGACTCAGCTTCTTTCCACCAGAAGAGGACAGTTTTCTTGCAGGTTTCTCACCTGTTTCTTCATCATCTACACCCATGACACTCTCTCTTCCGTCATAATCTTCTTCGTCATCTTCATCACTGTCTGACTCACCTGTGTAGCCTTTAATGTTCATCTCAAGCTGTTCCTCTACAATCTTGTAAAGGCTCTCTTCTGTACCGTCATAAGAATCTCTAAGTTTCTCAGGCAACATATTTTTAACCTCTTTTTCAGTAAGTTCAATCTTGTCACCCTTCTCAAAGGTATAAGTAGTTGATGTACCAGACCCTAAACGAACCATGGTAACAGTTCTCCCACAGAGTCCATATCTGGTGCTGATACGGTCAAGCTGTGACACAATCTTTGTACCATACACAAACAGTTTCAAACTTCCTTCTGCCTGCTGTTTCTTACCATTCTTGTCTGTGTACTCAAACGGTCTGCAATCCCACACAAGGAAAGCACCTTTAAAGGAAGGTCTGTCACCGTCATTACACAACTCACAGTTATCATCTCCTGTGCAGGTAAACTGGTTATACACTTCTTTCCCATTTCTTGAACCTTTAACATTGTGTTCATGGAAATTGACAGGTTCTTCTGTCAGAAAGATAAGGTCAGCTTCTTCACCGTCTTTTGCTAAGAAGAAACGGAACAATCGCTTACCTCTGTTCTCTGCCATTTTCTCCTGTCTTTCTCTCTCTTGTCTGTTGGCTTCATAGCCCTTGCGAAACATACCCATAATCTCTTCCTCCTTAATTCATAAATTCATAAAATTCTATTTAATTATGGTATGAGTACAGTTTAGCACACTCCATGTCGTATGTCAAACTTCTTTTCATCACTGAGTAACTCCAAATGTCTCTGAACATACCTCAACTGGTTCATAACATAAGGGTCATTTAAATCTCCACCGCTTTCTACCCAATCTGCTACTCTTCTGATAACATCAGCTTTCACAGAGTTTTCACATGAAGCAAGACCAATAATGAGTTCCTTTGCTACATCTTTCTGTTTCATAGTTATAACCTCCTAAGTTTTCTATTAACAATGCTGTGTGCATTATTAACTATGTCATATAACTCTTCTTTAGACCAATCACAAGGGTCTTTTCCATGGTCAGGAAAATCTACAATGAAAAAATCAACTAAATTCTTTAGGGCTTTTCCATTCTTATCTCTCATTTCAAGACCACGTTCATCATTATCACCAATATAAATCACTCTGGAACAATTATTGGAAATAAAGTCAAGCTGTTCCCTACTTAACTGGTCTGTCATAATAGCAAGAGTATTTGTAAGACCACACTTATGACACCATATTGCGTCAAACTGTCCTTCTACAAGAATAATAGTAGAGTCAATTACCTTAAAGTGATTCAGAGGATATAAGTATTGACTTCTATTAAATCCGTCATAAATCTTATACCTCTGGTTCTTTCTTCTCTTCTTACTGATATATCTTCCTATCACTCCGACAAGTTTATTATCTGCTGTGAACACTGGAATAGTAACAGTCTTATTCACGTCATCATAACCAATCATATACTTTTTCAGGTCTTCTTTGTCAAACCCTCTGTCAAAGAAATACTTATATGTCATCTTGCCGGACTGATAAGGTGCTATCTTCCATAAAGGTAAAGTCTCTTCTTTTTCTTCAATGTCAATTATTCTTGACCTGACTTCATCAAATCTTCTAACAAGTCTTGTCCTAGAACCTAACTCTCTGTACTCAAGTTCATACCTGTCTTTTAAAAACTGTCTTGCTCTTCTATCTGCTTTAAACCAAGTCTTTTTCTCGGCTTCTTTTGTGCTATTATCATATCCAAAATCATCAGGTCTTGACATATACAACATTTTCACAAAGTTGCCACTTGCACCACAAGCAAAACAGTGAAATATCTGCTTCTCAGCAGATACTCCACATGAAGGGTGTACTTCACCATGGACAGGACAACAAACAAGGCACTCACCATTTTTCCAAACAGTAGGTTTAGTTCCACAATAAACTAATAAATCGTCTATCTGTTCTTCTGTTAAATTCATCCTAGTCATACTGATTCACCTTCTTATAAGTCATTAAGGCTTCAACATCACTACAACCTCTTGACAATCTTGAAGATATAGTACTGGCATTTATTCCTAAAATTTCACTCCATTCAGATATAGTATGTGTTTCACCTGCATTTGTAAGAAGTCTATTTCTACTGGTGTTATTATTCTGCTCCTTTCTAGTAGCCCATCTGCAATTTTCTGGACAATAATCACCTTCATTATCTTTTCGGTCAATAGTCAAGTCATCTGAATATCCATGTGACATAGACCAATTATAAAATGCTTGAAAATCATTCAACCACTCTTCACAGACTTTGATACCTCTTCCACCATAGTTATCATATTCAAGGACATTTGAATTGTAACATCTATCTTTCATTCCTCTCCAAATACTATATAATCTTGTATGACATTTGTTATGTTTAGTAATTCTTTCTCTCTGTAAACAGCCACAACTTTGAATTTTATGGGATAATAAATGCTTACCTAAAACTGTCTTAATAGTACCACATTTACATCTGCATAACCATCTAGCTCTTCCACTTTTATCATTGGAAACTCTCTTAATAACATAAAGTCTATTAAAAGTCATTCCAGTTAAGTTCTTCAAGTTACTCATACTAACACCATTCCTTACAACAATACTCTTCTGGGTCATTGATATACACACCTTCATCAACTTCATCTGCAATGTGATTTTGGTAACACTTGTCAATAGTGTTATCCAGTTCGTCTTTATGGTCTAACACCCACTGGTCATAACACTGTTTAAAGAGGTCGTTAAATTCCTTAATTCTCTTCTCACTGACTTTCCACTCTCTGAGCTTGTACTCTAATTCTCTAAACTCTTCAAGTTTAACACTTCCGAAAAACTCTTCTAAAGTCTCACTCAAATGACCCTCTTCTGCGACTTTCCACACAGGAGCAGTCTCTTCTATGGAAACATTGTCTTTAATGCACTTCCCATTCTCATAGTAATGACACCATCTACAACACTTCTGCCAGTCATCTTTAGTTCTGTCTACTCTCTTGAGCTTCACACTTATCACCTCACTCCACTTTCATAATATTATCTTCATATTCTTCATCAGTGTAACCCTCAGTGTCAGAACCACTTGAACTTTCACTATAAATACTGTCAAAATTCATTCTGTTAAAATCCCACTGAATGAGAACTTTACCAAGAACACCTTCACGTTGTTTCAACACTTTTATTCCCATCTCTTTATCATTTATCATAACTTCATCACGGAATAAAGCTAACACGTTATCAGAGTCTTGACCTACTGCTTGAGAATACATAATACTTCCCAACTCTGGTCCGGTCTTCTTACTGGTATTCTTATCTGCCTGAGTGTTTATCATAATAGGGATATGCCAGTTCTTTGCAGTCTTCTTTAAATCTCTAGTAATGTGTGTTACTCTTAACCAGTCATCTTTTGCTCCCTGTTCATCTTCCATAAGGTAAACACCATCAATCAAAACTAAATCCGGCTTTTCTCTTTCAATGACAGAAACAACGCTTGAAATACCTGTGGCTGTCTCTATTATAAGAGGTTCAAGGTTCGGAAGGTCTTCTTCCAGAAATTCAAAATACTGCTGTTCAGTCTCAAGTGGAAGTGTACCTGACTTAAAATTATTGTAGTCAAAGTCTCCACACATCATACCAAACAACATTGCTTCAAAACGGTCTCTCATAAGGTCTGTACTCATTTCAGTAATGAACACACATACCTTATAATTATTAAGCTGTGCATAAGCACCTACTAACACTAGAAACCATGTCTTACCAATACCAGATGTGGCAATTAAAGTGGTTAAAGTCTCTTTCACAAGACCTTTTAAGATATAGTCAAGATGTGGAATACCCATTGGAATACCTACCATACCTTTCTTCTCTTTTCTCTCAAGGTAGGCTTGCTTTCTTGACTCTGTATCTTTTGTAATATCCACAGAAGATGATATGATTACTTCATCTTCTATCTCCCACACACCCTTCTTTAAAAGTGCATAGGCTTCTTCTGATTGTCCTTCATCAAGTTTCTCTGCAACTGCTTCAACTACGTCCACAGTTCTATTGTGCATAGACTTGATATGTAACTGATTACACCAATATAACAATGACTCGTCAGTTCCTACAACATCAGAACCGTCTACTGTATGTGACTCTAATTCATAACTAGGAAACTTCTGAGCCAAGACTCTAGGTGTTGGAACTTCACCAGACTCTTTAAACTGGTTCTGTATAAAGGTGAAAACTCTTCTGTTGTCACCTGTAAAAAAAGAAGGTTTTATCTGTTGGTCTTTCAGAAGTTTCATATCCTTATCCTCAAGAAGTTTTGATATAAACCCTCTTTCTACATTATAGTTTTTACTTTTCAGCTTCATTTAAAGTGACGCACCTTTCTTCTCAGCATAGTATTAAATTCGTCTATGTCAACCGCATATCTGCTATTGACTAATGCTCTTCTATTATAACATGAGTCAACATATATGGAAAGTTCGCCAGTATTCAACATCATAGTGACCTCAGATATGTTTGTGATAACCAATCCAACCTGATTGTATGGAATATTCATATCTTCAAGCATATCTTTTAACTCCTGTGTGTAATTTTCTTTGTCCACTATAAGACTGACAGTGTATTCAGTGTTTTCATACACATAACGCATAAGAGACAAGACCTGACTATCAATCTCAGCGTTGTGTGCTTTACCTTTGATAAAATTCAGGAACTTGTCTTTTATACCTTTATTCTTAAACTTCACTAAACAGTCTTCACAGCGGACACCAATAATAAAACTTCTCTGATTGCTGATGTCTCCGTGTAACATAGGCTATTCCTCCACTGGTTTAAGAATATCACTGTATGTTTTATTTCCTACTGGAATTACACTAAAGTGTCTATTAGATAACTCTCCGTCTGCTTTCACAGGTCTTACATAGAGGATACCACCATCATTCTCAAGAAGACACTTCTGTAATTTCTTTGTCTTTCCGGCATTTACTTCTGCCATTACATAATCACCCAATTTAAACGGGGCAATCTTCAACTCAAGGAGTTCCTTCTCAAGTGCATTTTTCTCTGCATACTTATTATAGATTTCTACACCAATCTCACTAATTTTTGCAAGTAACTCCTGCACTTTGTCCTCCTGAGTAGAAGTCACTGCTTTCTTTTTCTTTAAAACTGCCATTTCATTTATCTCCTTTCTTTACATAGTATGAACAATAATAACCGACTTCTGCGTTACAGTTATAATATTCATATTCTGAAACAATTCTATCAAAAGTATCTGCTCTCTGCAACAAGTAAGGTTGAATCCACGGATTATCATACCTCACTTTACAGGGAAGTACATAAACATCAGCACCTTCTCTAAACAGCTTTCTTGCAACTGATTTATTGACTTTCCTCACTTTGTCATTCTGAAATTCATTCATCATTTCATGTACCTCCGGTCTTTTCCTACAATCTGAACAATTGTCTGATTTCCATTGACAAGAGAACACACACTGTTGCCATAAATATTTTTAAAATCAGAAGGGTCTAAATTACAGCATATCACAGTAACAAGACCATGCTCTTCTCTATACCTTAAAAGGTCTTCAAGTATAGGCTTTGCAATCTTACTGTCAATCTCTTTACCGATTTCTTCAAGAACAAGAAATTCAACACCCTTATACTGCTCATAGAAGTCAGACTCTAAAGTGTCTTTCTCATTCTTATCCCTGACATTCCACGCTTCTGTATAGTAATTGATGTACTGACTAAAAGTGACTCTCCGGCAGGAATATCTTCTTCTGTATGCTTCTTTCAGAATGATACAAGATAACATACTCTTACCTACACCATTAGAGCCACAAAAGAAAATACCTCTATTTTCTTCTATATTCTTGTCAAGGTGTTCTATATAATCTTCAACAAACACTTTAACCTCTTTGACTTCTGGATAAGCCACAAAATCATCAAGAGTCTTCTTACAAAAATGTTTTGGAACTCCCATGAGTATTAAACTTGACTCTGAAACTACCTTTCTAATAGGTCTGCTCATTATAGTACACCTCCAATACATGTTGAGCCTTTAGTGTCTTTCCACTCACCCCTATCATGTGATTTAGAATACTTCTGTTTTGACCGTGGTACATACTTATCATCAACCCACAAATCAGTGTCAGCACTGACAGTATTCACCCACCTGCTTGCTAAGATATTAGGACTCAACCTCGTCTTGTCTAAATAGTCTTGCTCACTATTATACAGAAATTCAATCATTGCACAAATATGCCGGGAGTCATAACTTTTCAGTAACTCTTTAAATATGTGCATATCCTTCTGTATATTACTTATGACATACACATAACCTGATTCTTCTGCGACCTTCTTAAAATAGTAACATAAGTCTCTGGAATTAAAAGAGTCAATGTAATCTTCCAGTTTATTGTACTTTCGCAGAAAGTTCTCATACATCTGTCCTCCACTATTAGTCTTTCTCTTTTTAGTCTCTGGTTCTCTAGCTGTAGACTTAACAGACATTTGACCTCTCCGCTTTCTCATTATTGAAACAAGGTCTGTGTCTCCGACTTTAGTTGTAACTCTCTTCATGTAAGATAAACCTCCTATAATATTTCATAAACCTTATTTGGTGGTTCTTGATTTCCACCAAACACAGGATTATATTCATAATGTATCTTTTTAAATAGCTTGTCTCGTTTAACACTAATAATTCCTCTATGAATTTTTGCATGACAAGTAGGACAAACTATACACAAATTATTCACATCATTATTAGTTCTATCGCCGTCTATATGGTGTACATCAAGAATAACTGGATATTTGAAACTGTTATGACCTTTTGTATATTGAAGGTCTTTAAAGTCCTCATAACCGCAAACACAACACTTCCAATCATAATTCTTAAAAGCTACCCTTCTATAAGAAGAGGGAGAAGAATTTGCTAATGACTCATATTTTCTCTGACCTTCAATCTTACACTCAACACTGCAATACTTTCTTTTTCCATAAGCCTTAAAAACTCTACCACAACACTGACAAATATGCTCATTTTTATTAACGGGTCTTTTTGCTTCTGTTATTAAACCAACATCTATAAGCATATTAGTCCATGAACCCCATTCATCTATAAACTGCTTACAGCTTGGTTTACTTCTATCATGCAAAAAATCTTTTTGTCTAGGTATTTTACCTGTAGAATTATAAAAGTCATTGACGAATTTCTTTAACTCTTCCCTACTATATCTTGGCTGACCATTCATATCATCACCTCAATATAAGTATATCATAGTTATTGAAAATTCGTCAATGACTCCTAATAATTAAGAATCTTCCCTATATGCCTGAACAGTGTCATTTAAAACTTCGTCTACAATTCCAACAACACGTTCAAATGCCTGTCTTTCTGTTTCTCCTTCTTGAACACTATCTGTTAACCAACAATCTACTCTTAAAGAGTTGTAATCCTCCATATTCAAGGTTACTCCAAGATTAACTCCAACTACCTTAGCCCCTAATTCGTGCTTTCTGCTATGGTCATTAGGTGTACCAGATTTAAGAGTCTCCTGACTTTTACTTGTACCTTTTGTAACTGTAGTATTCTCTTTAGCAGTCTGTGTTAATTTCTTCTTTAATGCCACGATTATTGCACCTCCTGAATTTAGTCATCAAAGGTAAGACCATGACGGTCAGCGTCTTTGATTTCTACAGCTAAAACAAAGTCCTTGTTCTCAAGTGTCACTTTAAGTACCTTGCCTTTGTCCTGAAAATTGGTCACTTTGTATGTTTCATCAAGATTGAACTTGCCGGACAAAAGGGCTGTGGCTTTCTCTAATTTAAGAGTAGAAGCACCTTTCTCTTTCTCTGCCTCCTGCTGTGCAATCAAGGCTTTACTTTCTTCCTCAGTCATATGCTTCTCTTCTGCTTCTTTCTTAGCTTCTTCCACCTTTGCTTCTGTCTCTGCAATCTTAGCTTCATCTTTTACTTTCTTACTCAGCTTTGCCATAATGTTTTCCTCCTAACCAAAAATCTTCTTAAATAACTCTTTCCACTTCTTATCAACATTGGAAGTGAAACTTGTCTGTGATATTTTCTTACCTGTAGAAAGATGTGCTTTCTCAGCACACTCCACAAGAATATCAATCTGTTCTTTAGAATAAAGTCTTCTACTGTCTGCTTTAAAAGGTGTTTTAGGTATTACTCCTGCTATCTCCCATTTTCTGATAGTTTGTGAAGTTCTACCTAAAGCTGTTGCTACAACATTGATATTGTAAAGAGTAGTAGAAAACCCTGTCTTTTCATTTGTATAGGGAACTTCTCTATCCCATGCAGATAGCTCCATAAAACTTCCTCCTTACTTCTTTCTTGAAGCCGCTTTTAAAACGTGTGAAGTATCAACTTCCGGCATTTCTTCTTTCTTCTGTACTGATACAGAATAAGAAACTTTCACATCACAAATACCTTCAAACTCTTTCTGAGAAATGTCTCCATTCTCAACTGCATAAGCAAGAGCCTTTTCATTGATGACTTCAACTTTCTGAACATCAACACACTTCTTGTAAAGACCTTTCTCTTTTAAAAGTGTGATTGCATTGTCCTGATTGAGTTTTACTGACTTCTTAGCAACTTTACCTGTGATAAAATCACCTGTGTCATAATAATAGCTTCCTTTGTCGTCTTTTACGCCAACAAGTTCAGACGCTTCTTTCAACCTGTCAGAGAGATTTTTCTTTGAGTCCTCAAGCAACTTAATCTGTCTGGAAATCTCACTGTACTGTTCTGCCATCTGTGCAATTTCTTTAGCAGAGTATTTCTGCTTACCTTTCACTACTTTGAGTGCCATTTGATAATTACCTCCTTATAGTTTTACTTGGTAAAAGTTTATCATCATTTTAAAACAATGTCAAACACAATTTATTTGAACCCTCTACTAAACAGACCTTTCTTTTCGTCACTCTTTACTTTGTCTCTGTGTACATCAAACTTTAATCTTCTGTACACCTTATCTCTAACAGAACCATGACTGGATATAGAATAACTATCTGAAAACCTATAGTCATACAAACGTGCCACTTCTAACTTATTTTTAGCACTTCTTCTTATACGTCCTACAGCTTGTTCTACATTCTTTTCATTCTTTAATGAAGACACTAAAAATCCTACTTCCCATGACTTCACATTAGTACCCTCTGTTGCTTTTGCATAAGTAGCAAGTGTCACTAAACACTGTCTTGACTCAGCTTTTTCCATTAGAGCGTCAGTCTTCTCTTTATTGTCTCCATAATAAAGCAGAATAGTGTCCTCTGGAATAAACAACTTGAGATACTTATAATATTTCTCCACATGACTTTTCTGAGTAAAGAACGCTATACAGCTATGACCCTCTCTGTACTCTCTGATAATGTCTTTACACACCTTTATCATGTGCTTTCTATTACTAACAAGAATGTCATCTACCACAAGAAAAGGTACTCTAGGTCGGTCCTCATAAGGAAGACTATCTAACTTCACAACCTTATCGGGTAATTCTTCTGGCTTAAAATCTTGCAGATTAAAGACCTGATTATCATATAAGAAAGGTTCATACACTGCATTAGACTCCTTTACAAACACTTCAACCGGGAGAATGTCTTCATCATCTGTAGAGTATTTATGCTGATAAGCAATACCACCTAAAAATAATGTGAACACAAAATCTAATCCGTCTTGTCTTTTAGGAGTAGCAGACAAACCCAACTTATACTTACTTGCAAACTTATCAATCACATTAAAGATATTAAGTCCTATGTGGTGGCACTCGTCTTGAATAACAAGACCAAACCTACTTGTGTATTCAGACAACTCTTCCTCACTCATTCTGCTTAATGTCTGTACTGTGGCAATCGTTATCTGTTCACCCACAATTCTCTTCTTTGCTTTTAAAAGTCCGGGAGTAACTTCTCTATCAAAACACAAGTCAATATCTTTCTGCCAACCTGTAACAAGGTCATCTTTATGAACCAGTATAAGTGTTTTCTGTTTTAAAGTGTATGCTAAATTAAGGGCTAAAATAGTCTTACCCTTACCTGTTGGCAACTGGATAAGACATTTCGGAAATTCTTCATTATTTATATTATTAAGGTAAGCCTGTTTTGCTTTCTCTTGGTCAGGTCTTAACTCTAACACAAAAGGGGGATATTTCACTTCCTTAGACACTCTTTTATCAATCACCTCAATAGGCTCTTCTGGTAATAAAGAAGACACATTAAAACCTATAGGTATCTCAAGTCTTAACTTTCTCTTACCATTCACATCATTAAACATACTCTGTTTGTAATACTCTAAATATGGAGGGATTGTGATATACCTGCTCCTTGAATATCTTTTAGCAGAAGCATAAGCCGGATTGGGAAATGTGAGTGCGTCTTTTATCTTTATAAGACCTTCATGTGGAATATCTGTCACCACTTGTTTATTTGTTCTTATGATTTTCACGCTCTTTCCTCCTTTTCTCTCTTCTCTTTCTGTTTATCTCTTCTCTGCTTCTTAAATACCTTTCTCTTTCACGTTCTCTTTTTCTCTGTGCTTCTGGTGTGTCAATCACCTGTTTTGGGTGTGGAACATAGTTTTCTTTCCTTGACTTTAAAATCTCTTCTCTATGTTCCTCATAATAAGACCTCTTCTGACTTAAAATCACTTCCCTGTTTTCAGCATAATACTGTCTGTTATGAGCCTGTCTTCTATCTCTGTTTCTATAATAAGATTGTCTGCCCTGTTCTCTGGACTTCTCAACGTCTTTATAATATTGTTTCCTGTGGTAATGTCTTTGTTGTGATTTCTTAAAATCAAACGGAAGAAGTTTATAAGGTCTTGCTCCATTCATTGGGATGTACACTGAAAGTCTGGAATTTAAAATCTCCTTATCTAAATTGTTTGATGACTTTCTCTCCTGCGTGGAAAGTAAATCACTGTCATTGATACAATCACTAAAGGAACAATTCAGGCAGTCCATATCACATATCATTTCACACCTCTTTCTCTAAAATACTGAGGATATTATAGCATATAATAACTGGAAAGACAAAAGACTCCACAGGCTAAAAGCCCATGAAGTCTTTAATACTAATTATTATTTAATTATATAATATACTTAAATATATTATATTACAGACTTAATGCCACAACCCTTAAAGAAGCTGATTTACTCTCTTCTGTACAGCGTTATAGTCATATCCTGCTTTAGTGAGTCTGTTCTTGCGGTCTTGTCCATTACCCCATTTACCTGCAATTACTTCTTTGGCAACCGTGTCAATGGACTTCTTGTTACTGCCACCTAAAAGTTCATTGACTTTAGCTTGCACTGCATTGTAGTCATATCCGGCAGAAGTGATTTTCTGCTTTCTAGTGTCACCATTGCCCCACTTTCCTGCAATGACTTCCTGTGCAATCTGGTCTACAGTCTTTTTAGGTGTGGAAGAAGCCTTTAACAGTTCATTCACCTTGTTCTGAACTACATTGTAGTTATAACCTTCTGCTTCAATCTTCTTTTTTCTTTCATCACCATTACCATACTTACCTGCGATTACATCTTTTGCAACCTGCTCAACAGTCTTGGACGGTTTAGGAGTAGAAGAACCTGCTTTTAAAAGTTCATTGACTTTTGCTTGCACAGTGTTATAGTTATAACCCATAGCTTCAATAGCTTTCTTTCTTGCGTCACCATTTCCATAAACACCTGCAATCACTTCTCTTGCGATTTCTTCAATGGACTTAGAGGGAGCAGGATTGGAAGAACCACCAGAAGCATACTTCGGACGAGCATAACCTCTGATATTACCATTTCCAACAGAAAGTGTACGTCTTGCAACAGCTTCACCTTTATTACCTTCAATGGCAATAATTGTCTTACCAGAAACAGACTCTACATAACCAATATGGTCAGAGTAACCATCATTCGGCTGTGTGTTGTCATCCCAGTTGTAGACAATAATATCACCCGGTTTGGGTGTAATTGTACCATCTTCAATCCAGATACCTTTCCGCTTAAAGATGTCAACATGCTTTTCAACACCACACTCTGTACCAATGAGGTCTACTGCACCTGCTTTAATTGCGGCGGCAGAAACAGTAGTGTCACACCATTCATCGGTGTATTTCACTGCATAACCTCTTGCTAAAGGTTTGTGGCTGTTGTACAGGTCAATAATCTGTTTAAACTTACCATTGGCTTCACTGTAACCGAGCCAACTTCTCATTACGTTTAAAACGTCTTGTGCTGTAACTCCCATAGTTGTACTTCCTCCTTTATTGTCATATTGTGTAAGTTTATATTGTGTAACAAGGGCATATGTGTTTTCCACATAAGTGCTACTTGTTGCATATCCATCAGCTTTGATAGTCTCAAGATACTTTTTCGGGTCTGTGATACCTTTCAGGTTCTTGTATCTGTCAAGCTGAATAAACTCAAAGTAACCCTTAACACCTTCTTCCATGTTATCATACACACGGAAATTGTCTTTAATGGTAGTTGAAACTCCCGGCTGATATTCTTCTTGAGTAGTCATGTTGACAGAAGGACCTGTCCACTTAGTACCACACTTGAGACCAAAGTAGTTATGGTACTGAGAAGCAAGTTTACTTTCTCCCCAACCACTCTCAAGAATAGCTTGAGCGATAATAGGGCTATGTACTAAAATGCCATAAGACTTAGCATACTTCTTTACATAACCTGCAATCTGTTTGATAAAGGTCTGTTTATCCATATTAAATCCCTCCATTCATTTTAGAAAAGGCTGACACATGAAATGTCAGCCCTCATGCAATTTATTATTCTTTTGTTGTCGTGTCTTCCTCTGTATCTTCAATATCGGGAATTTTGTTCTTCCAGTATCTCTTCACAATATCAATAAAATAATCCCAACCCTTTGCGGTAATGAGGGCAATCACAAAACTGATAAAAATGACAGCCACTAAATAATACCAGACAAAAGGAATGTTTGCGTAAGAGATATACATAAAGAACACTGTAACACATACTACCAGAGACAGGACTAACACCTGTAATGTAGTCGGGATTTTCTTGAGAAAACCAATGTCTTTAGTAAATTCTGTGATTACAGAAATCAGAATACAAATTCCGCATAATACTGCAAGCAGTACAGAACTGTACTCAACTAAAACTCCTACATTTGCCATGATACTTACCTCCTTGCTTTATTATAAAGAGTCATCAACAGGGTCTTCGTCTTCATGGTCTCTTTCCCTGTCAACTCTCCTTACCTCTTTTACAACCTTCCATTTATACATTTCAGGTTGAACTGTTGTGTGGACAAAAGAGTTAGTTCCTCCATGCTTTTCATATTGGTCTATTAACTCTTTTAAAGACTCAAACTGCATTTCAGTACACACCTGTTCCGGTGAACACTCTCTGTAAATTCTTTCAATCTTTTCCTTAATTTCAGCCCTCTTTGTTTCTGAATTTTTCTTTTGTATATCAAGTGTGATTTTGGTTAAAGACTCTATTTGTTCAGACTGCTTATTCATAACCTTATACATCTCATCACGAATCCTTCTTGAGTCTTCTCTGTCGTGAGTCCTATTCTTTTCACGCTCTATTCGATTGTCTTCAACCTCTTTCTTTAATTCCTTAATAGATTCCTTCAATTCATAAACAAGGGCATGAAAGTTTTCTTCTTCGTTTTTTGTCTTTCTCCACTTATTTAGGTACTTCAATATTTTCTGTTTTTGAGTGATTAAAGCAATCACTATGGCTAAAATTAAAAGAAAAGCTGTAAGCAGTTGAATCACTGTAACCTGTGACATTAAATCAAGAACAGACTCATTCAACACTCTTACCCCTTTCTTTTATAGATATTACCACATATTAGAATGAAAATCTACAAGAAAGACCTCAATTTTTATCTTGAGGTCCTTCTGTAACATTTAGAGTCTTATTTGTCAACGACTAACTCTTTGTGACCAGACTCTTCTAAAACAGTGGCAACTTCGTCCTTGAGTTTTGCAGGAACTTCTGCATAAGTCTTATCTCCTGCAATAATCCTCTTAGCCCAAAGTTCTGAAATCTTACTCATAGTTACCTCCTTATGCAGTTTGTGTTATTACAGGGTTGGTGTGGTTTCTTCTGTAATGAGTTCTTCAACACCGCTTTCAATCAGGATTTCTTTTACCTGTTCTTTAAGCAGACGAGGAACATCATTATAGGTCTTCTTACCATACATAATTCTCTGCGCCCAAAGCATAGCAATCATATCGACACCCTCCTTTCCAAAAATTAGTCTAAACAAAAGCGTATGTAAAGCATTAAGCATAGACTACCTCACTCATTTCAAGAATCATATCTTCAATAGCAGTTGCCCGGTTATCAAGTGTAATCTGTCCTTGAGAAAGAGCAGAAAGAAATTCATCTTTTTCATACTCTGTAACATTGTAAGAGTACAGTGTTGGAGACTCACCTTCACTGTCTTCCACTACAGGACGTTCATCTTCCGGCACTTCTTTAATGTCGGAATAAACATACACATGAAATTCATCAAATTCAAGCGCATTTGGCTTGACCGTTGACTGAACACCTTTGATTGTTTTCATTAGCTTTCTTTCCTCCATTCTTTAAATGTTTTATGTAATACTCTTCCATTGGTTTCTCTAAAGGTCTTATGTACTTCTCACTCAACCTATGACTATTGCAATAAATAAGCCAACCTTTGTAAGAGTTAAAGCAACAGTAATCAGAATAAGAGATTTCTGCTCCACGCTCAATCTTACTTCTTATCCTGCTCAACTTCTGTTTCATTCTCTTTGCTGTAGAAGACCTGAGAAGAACAAAGTCTGGAAACACTCTATAACCTACAAAATCAACACCTCTATCTGCAACAGGAAACACTTGATAATTCCCCTTAATAGTAAGGTGTCTGTTGTCTTCCATGTACCTTATTATTTCCAACTTCAACTTGTGAAGAAACTCTTTAGAAGAGTGGAGAATAACAATGTCGTCCATGTATCTGTAATAATACTTAATCCCTTTAACTTCTTTTATCCAATGGTCGAAAGGAGATAAATAAAAATTACCACTGAATTGTGATAAGTAGTTACCTATTGGAATACCAGTATCAGGTGACTCTTTTATATTTAACTCTAAATACCACAAAAGACCTTCATCTTTGAATATGTGATGATAGTCTTCTAAAAGAATATCTCTGTTTATTGACGGATAGAATTTCTTTACGTCCATCTTTAAACAGAACTGAGTACCTTCTTTGTCACTTTGTATATCCTTCTGTATGTGTTGTAAAGCCAAATGAATACCTCTGTCTGGAATTGCGGAGTAGGTATCATAAATCAGTTGTCGCAACAGTATAGGAGATATTACCTGCAACACAGCCCATTGTATAACTCTTTCAGGGAAGTATCGTGACTTATAAATCTCCCTTTCTTTACCTCGTTCTACTCTAAGAAACTTTTCATATGGAAGAGGTTTGTAAGTCCTCATTACCAACATGGTCTGTATCTCTTTAAGGTGTCTTTCAGGGTCTTTATTAAAGTCACGAACTTCTTTGTACCATGATTTACCCTTACTGGCGTTCTTATGTGCAAGTCTGAGATTTTCAATGGAACAAATCTTCTCCCATATCGTTTGCGTCCTGTCTTCCTTACCTGTGAGTGGGTCTATAGGATACAGGTGACGTTTCATTCCATGTACTCCAAAGCCTAATCTTCAATCGCATTGTAAAGGTGTACAGTCTTTACTTTGCTACCAACAAGACTTCTGATGTCATAAGGTACTATTTGTTTTACCATCAAGTGTCATTTAACACTGACCTAACCTGTGTTAGAGGGGTAAGGTAAAAGAGTCTACACGGATTTTTATTGTGAAAGTTTTTAACACTTCCGACACATAAGAGTACATTGCCGTGAAGTGGTCGCTGATATTACAATTACGATTAGAAGCCACATTATTCAGATTCCAATAGAACAGCTCAGTATTCGTACCATTATTCCAATTCGTACCCAATAGGGTAAATACTGGACACCCCTTTTATCTCTGAGCGTCCAGTATTCAGTTGTGTACTGTTGGTGGCAAGAATATCTGAATATCTTGACCGCTTTAACCTTATTCTTTTACCTGACAATGGTAACACAGTACCTTTTTGTGCTACCACTGTCATTATACCTTATATAAAAGTCTTTGTAAAGATTGGCTTTTCTCCTTTCTTAATTATTCTTCAACTTCAACAATGTTACCTGTTACTGGTTTTCTACATAAGCGGCCGCCGAAATCACAATAACGATACGAAGCCACATCATTCAGACTCCAACAGAACAGCCCAGCAGCCGTACCATTAGTCCAACACGCACCCCATAGGGCAATGTAAGTGTTGTTTGACATATTCACATAGTAATAATCTCCAACAGGTTTACTACTGTCACCGCCTATTTGAGAAGTAATATAAGTGAAATCACAATCCTCTGAATAACCAAATGCCTTTGCATATCCCTCTGCTGTTGCAGAACTAAATCCAGTAGAGATATAATCGGCTTTATTATCAGAGAAATCTTTACTTCCGTCTTGCCAGAAAATCTCATTCATAGGCTGACCACTCTGACAAATTCTAAGGAATCCATCTACAAACTTCCAGATGTTACCAAACGGATTTTTAACACCACGGTAAACAGGTACTTTGACAGTGTACTGAGTAGTATTAGAGTGTGTGTACTTAACTTCAATAGTACCACTCTTATTTCCTAATTTAGTGTTCGCAGGATTAGGAACACTGTCATTGACATTCTCTACATAAGGCAGACCTGTAACACCACTGCCAAATACACTTACTGCCGGAATGTTAAAGGTAGAATATTCAACTACAAATAACATTTGCTCTGCACTTGCAATAGTAATATCAAGCTGTTGCCAATAAGCACCTCTGTTTGCACAAATCTTTCTAACTGCGTCACGGGTAAGTGCATTATTTTTTGTGTTTCCGGCAGAAGCACCACTAGCAGGTTTAGCACCTGCAATAGAAGCAAGTTTAATTCCAGTGTAAGGACTTGACCCTAATGTGATTGTGTTATCATCAGTGTCATATCCTGTAGAGTTCTCAAGACACCCATCATCTTCACCAATCAGGTAAAAGCCAAGTTCTGTATCACCTTTCTTAAATGCCGGGTGAAGTTTAAATCCATCTCTGCTTACTGGACTGATAAGGTCAATCCACTTTGTCAGGTGAAATCCCTTAACAGTAGGGTAGGTATCATCTACCTGCTTCGTAAGTTTAAGAGGGATTCTCTTGTAATAGAAAGCAGGTTGCATAACCATACACTGTACTTTAGTACCCACAGGATATTCTTCACCTACTGCTACAGTTAAAGCACCTGTTTCAGTGTAAGCGTCATCACCATAGAAAGCTACAATATTACCGTCATCTGCAACATTACATCTCTTTCTTCCGGCATAAATAGGAGACTGGTCATAGTCATCTCCACCGTTCCACAGTTCATTGTCACCCATTCTTGTGACTTTATTGTTCTCAAGGTCTACTTCAACACCAAGAACACCATCACCTAAAGTACCCATCTGTACTCTAAGGTCAATCACTTGGTCTGACAGCTTTGCAAAGTTTACTTCCCTCACATCAATGGTCATAACACCGTTTGAGATAGTAGCAATTTTAAGGTTATGTCTTCCACTACCTGTAGATGTAGCAAGTGTGTACTTCACAACCTTTCTCCGTGAAGTTTCTGTGTCAGCACGGTTGTCTTTAAACCAGTTTGTCACTGTAGCACTGTCCTGCTGATTACCTTCTTCTTTCAGAGAAGCACTATAAGCAACTGTCTCTTCCCACACTTGAAGATAGACAGCACCAGAAGAAACCGCAATAGAAAGACCTGTACAATCTACCATATAACCGTCTACAGATAAGGCACACCCTTCTGCAATCTCTAAATTTGTTCCGTCATATGTAATCTTACTCTTGTCAGTGATACCGTCACCGAGAATATTTTTGATTGCTCTTCTCAGCAAGGTCTTCTGAATTTCCTGCACCTCATTCATTTCTACTTCCAGAAGAGGTTTTTCAGCACCAAAGACAACACTGGAAACTCCTGCGTTGTCTTTATAATTTGTGTACTTATCAAAACTTGCCATTCTTTAAATCCTCCTTTATTTTACACTAAGTTCAGTGTGAACCGCATAGTTCTTTCGATTGTCATTTCCTCAGTCTTTGTAATGACTGCATGATGACGCTTGTTAATCATCACACCAGAGTCTTTTGCTGTTGTGGCATTACCTCCGAAAATACCAAACTCTCTCCAAACACCATTACAGTCAGTTGGACCGAAAGTGTGAGAGATTTGAAGAATATTTGTCGGAGAAGAAGACTCTTCATATTCCGGGGTAAGGAATTTAATCTCACTTGTAGAGATAGCCACACGACCCAACTCTGATGTCAACTTTGTGGCTGTAAGTTCAGGATTAGGCATACTGCTATCCCAACTTGAAGCACCACTTCCAACAGCCCAATACTGAATACCTTTGTACCTAGATTGCTGTTTCAGAAGACTCATTACAAGGTTCAAGAAACTGTTCACAACAAGGTTATGACCTACTCTCTCTTCGACTCTTCCATCTTTATAGTGGATTCTGTCAATGATTTCACCTGTCATGTGAACCTGATGACCTTCTTTTGTTAATGTTTGTAAGTTCATCATCTCATTATCCTCCTGTTTGAATTTTATATTATCATTAAACTTCATAGTTTATTGATACCTCCTTACATTAATCCGAACATTGTCGGGTATCTTACTTGAGTCTCACCATTTACCGTTATCTTAACATACTCCGGGATATTATTCAATATCATAGTATTGAGAACACACACAGAGGTGTTGAGGAACGCCAAGATTTCATTATCATGACCTCTATCAATACTTCCAGTCTCTTGTACTGTGTTCTTTACAGTGTGTTCCTCTAAATCTTCTCCGGCAAGATTTCCTATATCAACATGACCCTCATTAGTGAGTAAGTCTTTATTGAAAGTAAATCCAGTATTAAGAGAAGCGTAAAATCTTTGTTCACCAATCACAAGACTTTCTCTTCTATGAGTATCTTCTGAGCCAAGACTGGTATTATCAGCAAGACCAACAACATCAATAGTTTCATCAGTGTCAACACCTTCATTGAGATAGAGATTGTCATTTAATCTCACTGCAAAATTATTGAGAACACCCTTGTAAAGTGCTGTAGATTTATCAGACCTGATTGTAGCAACTTCGGACTGTAAGTAAACCACCTTATATAAATATTCTTCCATAGAAGAAAGTATTGCCTGTTCTTCATATAAGTGTTTCATGCTGTATATAACAGCTTCAAGCACCCTTAACCTTGCAGTATCTAACATAGGTGTTGTACTGATATTTGTTGCTACCAGTTCATCAGTATCAATGTAGTCATTTAACACTAAACCATTATTCAGTAACTTAAAAGGGTTATTCAGTGTAGGTCTTAAATACTGATTCGATTTCTCCCGGTCAAGATTTCCTGTCTCTTGAAGAATGTAACTAATCTTATCCCAAAATTCATCAACCTCTTCACTGTAATAGTAGGTCTCATTCAGGTAGATAGAGTCATTCAGTCCTAAGTCAAAGTTATTGAGAGTAGGGAACATACTTGTTCCCCTTTTACTAGGCAACCTTGTGTGTTCACTTCTTATCTCTGTAATATAGTCATGACTAAACTCTTTCGCCTGAATTTTGGCTAACTCATAAAACAGGTAAGAGAAGATGAAAGTAACCTCAATGAAAAACGGAAGAAACTCCTTAATAATTCTAAGGAGTTGTTCTCTGTCTGGAAGGTCTCTTGCACCCTGTTGGTCATAATCCATCTCAAGTCTAATGTCAATATGATAGTTCTCTTTAAAATCCGGGCTAATAATAACCTCAGATTTAACATCAGAGATAATAGAGGTAAGGTACTCAATAACCGTAGTAGCACCTTTTCTTGCATAGAGGTCTCTCAGGATAGGTAACAGTTTTCTCAGGTAGGCTTCTGGAATACCATTAAAAATAGGAAGACCGTACTGCTCAAACAGGACAGGTAACACTTCTGCTGGAGTTTTTGTAGGGTCATTCAAATCAAGAATACCATTTAATTCATCAATGACATAAGCATAACCACCATCAGCTAATGCTTGAAGATACCTTTTCAGGGCAAAATCAACCATTTCATCTTCTGAGTGGTATAAATGAGGAAGTGTATCATATAGTCTTTCCCCAAATTTTGTGCCATTTAATGTTGTTGACATATTCTACACCTCCTAACTCATAAGGTCTTCTGCTTTAGGTACTTTACCACCTGTAACATTAAGTGTGAGTGTTCCCAACTTAATAATCTGACTATCCTTTGGGGCTTTAATAATATCATCTGCCGGAGCAGTGATACGGAAAGACTCAACACCTGCAAAGGTGTCCTTCACTTCATGTTCAAGGTCAGTCTTTGCAAAACTGTCTTTAAACACTAAATTGCCATAAGCAAAGAATGTGTTTTTAACGTAGTCTTCAACATAACCCTGAATAGTAGCCCTGTCATAGTCATCATCAATAATCAGGTTTGCAGTAATGTTGATTGTGTAGTCCTCATTTGGAAGTAAGTCCATTGTTGTTCCCGGAATAATTCTGTCAGTGAAAAAGTTCTGAATACTTTGTTTCAGTGTATCAGTCATTGTATAACCTTCTCTCATAAGATAGTACAGTTTCATATTCAGCTTTTCCTCTGTGTCAGCAATTCCTACAGCAGAAAGAACGTCATAGAAGTTAATCCTTAAAAGGTCTGCATAGTCCTGTGATGTGATTGCTCTATCTTGTGTTCTAAATGCCACAGGAGCATTTTCTCTGATTTCATCAATGCTCTCTTTTTCATGCCCTAAAACTTCTGGCTGATAAGGATTAAAAGTTTCTTCCACATAAGCGATACTTTCATCAATCTCTGTGATAGTGTTTGGCTTTACATTACCAATCGTTCCACCGCCAATTCTGTAAGAAGCAACGATACCATTGTCATAGATTGCAGGTATCTTACCTCTTGCACCACTACCAAACTCAATGTAACAGTTATCAAACTCGTCCACCGTAACAGTGTAGTGCTTACTGTCTTCTTCACTGTCAATGAAAGTACCTACTTGAGTCCACAGTTCAAATCCATCACCTCCATTTACCATAAGTTGAATAGAGTCTACTAACACTTCCTTATAATTGAGTTTAAAGGACTGATATGCTTGACCATTAGATGTTCCTAAAAGGTCTTCATTAACTGATGTACCCTGTTGGACTTTCACTGAATACAGGTAATTGTCTTCATCGTCTTGCTCATTACCCAACTTTCCTTCCGGGATAATCAAATCGTCCATGGTCTCAAAGTACACTGTCACCATGTCTGTACTGTCTGCTGTATGTACAATACTTCCTTTTGGAACAACAATGTCTCTGTCCATGACATTACCCAAAACAAACACCTGCTCAATCTCACTGGCAGTCTGGTTTTTAGCAACATACCCTAACTGTCTTGCAAGAAGCACAGCAAGTCTTCTGTCCTGCGTGGTGGGTAAGAAACAGTCATTTGCAATCACATCACTGTATAAACTGCAAATATCCAGACCATTTGCAAGGCACTCAAGAATGACAATACCTGCGTCTGTTTGGCTTGTATCAGTGTACTCCGGCATACGTTTCTGCAACTCCTGAATGAGAAGTGTTCTGTATGCTTCATAGTCTCTGCTTGTGTAATCAATTCCCTTTGTTGGTTTTCTACTCATTTGTTATCTCACCTACCTTAAATGACTCTTCATACCAAGTCTCATACTTGATAATTTTAAAGTTAATCGTTGCAAAAAGAAATTCACCCCTTTCAGTGGTCTCCACTGTAAAGGAGATGTTATCTTCTGTTGTCTCTACTCTTTCCTCAAGTCTTTCAAGTGCTTCAATAATCCGGGATTTAATAATACTCTGTAAAGTTTCATCATTAGGTTCAAACAATGCCGAAGCTAAATTAGAGTACACATCAGGCTCCATTACTCTTTGTAAAAAATGAGTTCCAAAAATCTGTTTGATACTCTCCACAATATGTGTTGGGTCTGTAGCACTTGTGGTAGTCATTACTACTCCACCTTGAGGTCCGACTCTAAAAGGAAAACTGATTCCTTTATAACCACTCTTAGGCATATGACATTACCTCCTTAAACATTCGGTGCGTCTACTCTTACATCAGCGTGAACAATACCTCCACCATTCTCACCTACATAAGCATTTACATTTCCGGCATTTAAGTTATAGCAACTTACATTACCTTGAACTTCTAACGCTCCACGAATAGTGACTTTGTTGTGTTGTATTTGGAGGTCTGCTGTTCCTGCACCTACATTTATATTGATAATACCATTTTTCATTGTAATAGTACAGTCTGCATAACTGATAATTCTTACTTTTTCTCTATCACTACCATAGTTACCACCTAAAGGTGTTACTTCTTTCTGCCACCAACCACCTAAATACACAGGAAAGTTTGGATTGCCTTTTTCAAAGGCTACCCAAACTGTTTCTTTCTTCTGTGGTAGACAAAAATCGCCACCTCTGTCATAAGCTACAGGAACACAAGGTTCACACCAAGCACTTTCTACTTTATTCCCTAAAACGTCTGGTATCTGACATTTTATTCTGCCCCTTTTTTCAGGGTCATTTGTATTACTCACAATCGCTTTATAAAATCCTGCGTATGTTGCCATTGTTTGTCTACCTCCTTATGGAATAATAAGTTTCAATCCTATAGGCAATCTTCTGTACTGAGAAGGGCTAATATTATTAGCATTTGCAATCTTAGGATATTGCGCTCCACTTCCATAGTATTTCTGTGCTACACTCCACAAACACTCACCTGCTTTAAGGTAGTGAATCCTCTGCTGTGGTTTAGGAGCAGGTGCAGGAGCAGGAGGATTGACTTTAGGAATTTCCTTATTAACAGTGCTTGTAGAACTGCTTTTAACAGTGCTTGTAGAACTGCTTTTAACAGAGTCTCCAAAGTCCGTCTTAATAAGTGTTGCAGTATGCGAGTAACCGTCTTTACTGATATTTCTGGTAACATCTTGAACATAGTAGTAACCTGATAAATACTTACCTATTCCTTGAATATCAACTGTGTCTCCTGCTTGTAACTTTATCGTTTCTTTCGTGGCAATAAACTTTAAAGTACCCTCAAGTATGTTGTACTCTATAGTGTTATACTTCTTTTCAGCACTGCCTGTTGAACTGTACTGATTAGAATTTGAAGAGGTTAAATTTCCTCCGCTACTTCCAGAAGGTTTTTTAGTACCACTGTTGGAGGAACTAGATGACCCTTTATTACTGCTTGAAGAACTGGAAGAGGAAGAACTACTTCCACCGCTTGATGGTTTCCAAGTACCAGTAGTCGGGTCATATGTCATTGAACCACTACGAGCCATCTAATCACACCTCCTTAATTCTTCTTCCAAGTCTTATTGTTTGGATTGTATGTATAAGAAGCACCATTGCTACTATTAGAAGCACCTCCACCTTTTCCTGTCTTACTGTCTGTTGTTCTACTGGACTTAATCGTGGTAGAAGACATAGCCTTATTGGAGGAATTGATAACAGAAGAGCCAACTTCTACCTGAGAAGATTCCTTCGTTATCTTAGGGCTGAAACTTATAATATCATGTGGATATTTTAAATAAGTCAAAGTCATTTTCGGAGTGGTAAGGTGTCCTTTCTTCACATAGTAAAAAGTGTTTCCTACAAGTCTTGCTGTAAATGGATAAACTTCATCACCTGCAAGTTTAGTGATAAAGTCAATGTCTGTCTGCTGTGACTGTGTGATAGTCTCTTGTGTTTCAAAAGTATAACCACTCTCTATCACACAATTAAATCCATAGGACTTCACTATCTGCTGTACCACTTTTGCACTTGTGGTATTTTTGAAAGTGTTGTCCTTTTTCTTTCTGTTCATCAAGTGTGTATTATCCATACAGGTAATTGTAAGAGCAGGAGTTCCATCATTAGGGAAGTCAACATCTATAGCAGAGATATACCCCTTAAATTCAACACGGTAAGTAACACCCACCCAACCGAGTTTTACTTTAATGGTATTGTCTTCAATAAAGATGTTATCCTCTATGTATAGAAATTCCGGGTCACTTATCTTGATAGTGCAAGTGTCCGACCCGTCTACTGTCTCTTTTACTTCTATACTTGTAATACACGCTTTTTTGTTTATGTCTAACTTTGTGCCACTTATCCATACATCATATTCAATGGCAAGGAGTTCTCCGTTTTTATATGAAGCCATATACAGATACCTCCTTACACATTGACTAAATCAACCACTTCATCATAGTCTGGAATGAATATTCTGTCTCCATACTCAATCTCAAATTCTGACCTGTAAGAAGGATTTGCGTCTAATATAGCCCACCTTAAAGCGGCGATTCCATAATACTTATAGGCAAGACCATCAAGTGTGTCTCCTTCTACCCATTCATGGATTGTGGCATTTTGAATATTAAAGGTATATCTGCTCCGTATTTTTAGGATAGGACTGTCTTCACCTAATCTTGTATAAACGGGAGTTCTAAGATACCTTGAGTTTTCAAACATCATGCTGTACCCACCTGCCTTAATGTGAGAGTGAAAGTAGTTTGGATTGGTTTCCCATTACTGTTCAACCAATCGTCACTAACTTTCAGCTTCTTTAAAACACAAGTCTTAACAAAATATCCATAAGCAAACGTACAAGTCGGAGGTCTTTTAAAACTGCTTTTGTTATACTCCGGTGGAAGAAGTGCTTCCAGAAATTTTCTGGCAGTATCAATCTTTCCACTGTAAGGTTTGTCATACATAAAGAGTTCTACTGTAAACTCCCTTGCTTCTCCCCCGGTATATTGAGTCAGGGGATAACTCATACCGGGGGAATCAATCTGACTAAACTTAGCAGACCTCTCATAAGGTACTGATGTAGGATTAAACTGAAAAGTGAATTTTTTATTAGTGTCATTGTTCACAATATAAGCCTTTGTCTTTGCTTTTCCATTGGCATTAAATCTACTTCCCATTTATTATCCTCCTTTCTAGTACGCAAACTCAGGGTTCTCATAGTTTACATCTTTGTATTTTGCCATGTTATCAAGTTTCTTTCTTCTTGCAATTCTCTCCATAATCTCATTCGCAAGTCTGTCTGCTTCTTCTAGTGAAGTTCCGTTTGCCTGAATGACAATAGCACCAGACTGGAATGTTACAGAGTTATCAACATCTCCACCCGTTGTAGTGGTCTGCTGATTATTGGTTGTATAGTAACTGTTAGGAGTAACAACACCACCTCCACCTTCTGTCGGAACAGGTGTCGGATTGAAAGGTTCAGGACTGTCAGGATTTTCAGGTGTAACAAAACCTAAAGTACCCATAGCAGATGAAACCTTATTTAAAGCACTTGTGAATGTTCCTGCTATTCCTCCTAACAAGGACTTGTTAGTAGAACTATTTGCACTGATAATATTTCCCACTTTAGAAGCAAGAACACTAATCCAACCTGTGTTTTTCTCTAAAGGCATTACTGCTTCTTGACCATCTTCACCTACACCGATTACACTAGGTTTCTCAAACACACCACCTTTAGCATACCATTCAACACCAATGTGAGGTATTGACGGAGGGTTCAGACTGAAAGAACCACTAATACTAAAGTGTGGAAGTTTAATTTTCGGTAAGGACAAGTCTACACCCTTAAAGAAACCAGAGATAGCGCTGAGTCCATTTGATACTACATTCTTAGCACCGTCAATCACATTACTGATTGTATTCTTAATACCATTGAACACACTTGACACTGTGGACTTAATTCCATTACCAATACTTGAAATAGTATTTTTCACCGCATTAAATCCTGTGCTTATGATACTCTTAATGGTGTTGACCACGGTACTAATAGCAGTCCTTATTCCATTCCACACTGATGTCACTACACTTAGTATTCCGTTCAACACACCAGAGATAACACTTCTGATTGTGTTCCATGCAGAGGACAAGAAACTTGAAATTCCACTCACTACTGTTGTGATGACAGATTTAATTGCGTTCCAGATTACTTGTACTACATTCCAGATTGCATTTAAAGCTGTAGAAATCACGTTAATAATTGTAGAGAAAACTGTGGAAATAATATTCCAAATTCCTTGTAACACTGTGGTAATGAAGTTCAGTATAGAACTGAATATCGTTTGAACACCTTGCCATATTCTATCTAAATCCCCGGTAAAAATTCCTACAATAATATCAAGAATACCACTGATGATGTTCATAATACCACTTAAAGCAGAACTGATAATGTTTACCACCGTATTTACTACTGTCACAATCAAGTTCCAAATTCCTTGGATTGCGGAAGAGATTGTCTGAATAACGCCCTGAATTAAAGGCACAAGCACATCAACAAGGAAAGAACCTATTGTTGATAGTGCAGAAATAATACCTTGAAATACAGGACTACTTGCAATCTCTTGTGCTTTCTGTACAATGAAGTCTTTCACTGTTCCAAAAGCGTCACCAATCATTCCGGCAACTTCTACCACCTTGTCTTTCAGGTTTAAGAAAGCGTCAATGACTGGTTGTACTGCTGTCTTTAAATTCTCCCATATAGAGGACAGTCCATCTTTAAGTGAGTTCCATATATTCATACCCTCTTCTTTGAGAGTAGTCCAAATGCCTGACACTTTCTCTTTAAATTCCTCCCAATGTGTCACAGCATAAGTGATAATAGGTGCAAGTACAGCTATAATCGCCGCTATAACTGGTGCTGACAAGCTACTAAAGAATCCCACGATAGCAGAACCAATACCTTGAAGTGCTGGCATAATTACTGTACTTCCAAAATTGGCTAATGCAGGTCCGATTGTCTGAGTGAAAATAGGCACAATCTTTGAAGCTATACTCGTCAGTTTAGGAAAGATAGCACCCATCTTATCAGCGAAACTTCCTGAACCTGCTAAAACACTGAAAGCGGATTTTATAAATCCACCTAACTTAGTGAATGTTGGGAAGAGTTTAGTAACTGCTTTCCCAATACCACCTACTACTTTACTGATACCTCCAAATGCTTTCCCAATACCTGCTACTGCTGTTGCTACTCTTGTGACTTTACCAAAAATGGAGTCTAACACTTTAAACGCCGCAAAGAACACAATCGCTTTAGCTGTAAACTTACCAAAAGACTCACCAAACTGATACCATGCGTCAGCGTCACCACTGGATAACAGTTCTAAGAATTGAGTGAGTTTGTCTAAAGCTGTGTCAATGAATGTTCCTTCAAGGTTTGTTCTAAGTCCTGTAAGGAAATTCTTGATACCGTCACTTACCTCTTTAAATCCTGCAATAAATCCTTCTTTGAATAAACCGAATCTATATTTAAGGTCAAGGATTGCTTCAATCAAAGGAAGAACCCCTAACTCTTTTGCTTTTAAGAATGTGTCCTCACTTAACGTAAATCCATCTTCACTATTCCACAATTCTGATAAGGCACGACACACAATCATTAACTTCATAAGACCCACAGTGAGGTTATTCCAGAAACCACCTTTGTTCTGTAAGTCAGTCACTACATTCACCATACCACCAACACTCATGTTGATAGCATTTCTGGCTGTAGCAAATGAGTTACCTAAGTGCTGTACAAATCCAGTAACTAAGGTTCTCATACCTGCAAAGTCAGTTTTCCATGCAAGGTACATACCTCCTACTGCAATAGCAAGAGGTCCTACTCTTGAAGCAATAGCTTTAATACCTCCGACAAGAATACTTCTCATAGAGGTAAAACTGCCACCCATAGCGATAAATACTGTGGCAAGACCGGATAATGAGGAAACTAATTTAAGAGCAACACCTGTGAAAGTAAGTAATGCTCCTGTTACTGCTACTACCTGAATAATGAACTTTGCAAGTTTTGGTGATGTGGTAGTCAGTTTAGTAAGCCATCTGATAAAGTTACCAATAGCTTTTCCGGCACTGACTAAAGGTTTAACAATAATACTCAAACTATTTGCAATCACCGTAGCAATAGTATTTAACTGAGTATCATCAATAGAAATTAAAGCGTCTGTTATTCCAAACAGGGCTTCTTTTAAATCATTAAATACACCTGCGTCAGCAATAGCAAGGAAAAACCTTGTGAACTGGTCTGACACGTTAGAAAGTGTCTGAGACCATGTTCCCATGTTCTTCATCATAAGACCTGCAATACCTAAGTTATCTGCTAAGTCTGCAAAGTCTTGTGCTATCTGTTCAGGTGTATCTCCCCAATCTCTTCCAATAATATCTTCTGGATTAAGGTCAAGGGCTACTTTAAGAGAACGTACTTCACCAGAAAAGGCATTTCTGATAGCTGTTCCCCACTGTTGAGCAGGTACGTCAGGTCTAAACGCCATAATATCTCCAATGAAGCCTAACAGTTCTTGTTCAAACCCTGTTTTTGCTCCTTGGAGAGTTGCAAAAGCGTCAAGACCATTCGCTGTGATTGTAGTGAACATACCAGTAAGGTCATTGATTTCAAAAGGTGATGTTGCCGCAAAGTTCATAAGCTTTTGAATTGCTTGCTGACCTTTCTCTGCGTCACCAGTTAAAGCGTTCACTGTAATACGCAAACTTTCAAACTGACTACCAGTATCTATAGTACCTTGTAGCAGTTTTTGAAACATACCTGTAATGGCACCACCCATGCTTAGGAAGGTATCACCCAACTGCCCGGACATTACTGATAATGAACTTAAAGCTGTCAGGTCTGCCATTTGATTTATTGAATTTGTAGACTGTTCTGCCATTTCAGTTAAACGCATTAACTGATTCGCCGCATTGTTTATCCCAGCAGAAGCATTATCAGTAAAGGAAAGGATTAAACCTAATCCAAAATCCATGAGGGTAAACCTCCTTTCTTCTTATTATCGTGATTCTTTATAAGAAGACTTCGGAGTGTTACCACCTTTATTGCCACCTTTATTTTCGGCTTTTATCTGTGCTTTAATCTTATCATTCCACATTCCTCTCTCAGTACATGGCATATCCCAACACTCACTTCTGCTCCAATGATAAAAGTAAGCTAGGTTGTGCATTTCCTGTAGAGCAACATCTATGGGAGAAAGGACTAAAAGTTCTTCTCCCATAAATGCCATGAAACTCATTAGAAAAAATCAGAACTACCAACCTGTCCAGAAATGTCTTCACCACACACATCACAGGTAAGTTCAAGGTTGGTGTCAAGACCGAAAACATTGTCCTTAATTAAATTCTCTAAATACTCTCTGTCTCTTAAACTCATTTCCGCTACTTTGTCATTGAAGACTACAGCACCATCATCAAAGCTAATAAGCCGAGTTAAAAGCATGGTAGTAGCAGAAGCACTGTTCTTTCTAAACAGAGGGAACACAATCTCTCTGTCAAGACCTGTAAGCTGTCTTAAAGTACCTGTCTTATGGACAACTCCTTTAGCGTCTTTATATCCTCTTCCCGGCAGTTCAAACGGATATGTAAAGTTTCCGTTGAAAGGAATGATAGGAAATTCATCAATGCCTACAATCGTCTTGAGTTTGGTTTTACAGTTCGGGCAGGTATGAGTGAAAGTAATCTCATTCCCCTTTGATAACTGTCTTACCTCCATAGCCATGTAATCAAGGTCTGCTCCTGTCATGGAACGAATTAACTCTCCCCACTTAGAAGAACCAAGTTCTTTTCTGGTAAGACCACCAATGTCAATCACTGTTCTCTCAAGCAGAGTGTTAATCAGCTTACCACCATTGGAACGAATGTCCGGCTTATTGATAGCTTCTTCATCTCTACCAGTCATTTCACGGAAAGAAAAGGTTCTGAGAAGTTGGTCCTGATATTCAACACCTGCTAAAAGTGGAACATCTCTTACAACACCATCTTCATCAGTCGGAATGTCACTCAGACTTCTCATGTTTTCCTCTTCAATTCTGTCAACAACACTTGTCATATCCTCTTTGTTTATCTTCTTTAATGCCATAATTTATTCCTCCATTATTATAAATTTTGATATACCTATCATACAACAAAAACCTCCCTAATGCAATAGGAAGGTTTCTGCTCATAATTCAACTGTTCAATTTTACAGGAAGTATTCAAACACCATTGTGAGTGTTTCAATGATTACATCACTGCTTGTTGCGTCTAAATCTGCACACTCATACTTGCTGAACCATGCTTCTGCACACTTGAACTCTCTCTTGATTGCTCCAAATCTGTCGCAAACCTGAATAACTACTGTATTACGAACTGTGTTATTGTTAAACACCTTCTCATACAGTCCTTGGAGATAATCGTCAGCGTACATACCTCTTTCAAAGGTTACTTCACTGACGGACTCTCTACCCGGAAGTTTGTGTGCATGGTCGTACATATTCTCAAAGTATTCCACAACTTCTACTTCTCTACTAAGACCTCCGACTTTCTGAAAGCCTACACCAGTAGGAAGACCAGGAATGGAAACTTTAAACATGAAAGACTGTAAAGGGTCAGACTCAATAGTACGAGCCGCCATAGCTGAAATGGCGATACTTTTTACCATACTAAATAACTTATTCATGTTTCATTCCTCCTTATTAAGATTCACTGTTCATGGAGTGAGCCAGTTTGATAACCACAAACTCAGCAGGTTTAACAGGAGCATAACCAATCTCAACATACAGGAAACCATTGTTAATAGTTGCGTCTGTGTTGTTGGAACTGTCACAGGTTACATAGTAGGCTTCTTCTGCTGTACCCTTTAAAGCGCCCTGTAATCTAAGGTTCTCAAGGAAGTCCTCACAAGAAGCTGTTACCCTGCTCCACAGTGTTTCGTCATTAGGCTCAAACACTGCAAACTGAGTTCCTGCATACAGAGATTTCTTGATATTGTAATTGATAATAATATCAGTTACATACCTCATATCTGCTTTTGCATTTAAACTTCTTGCTCCCCAAATTACAATACCTGCATTTGTTCTGGGAGTGATACACACTACACCAACAGGGTTAAGCTGTCCTACATCAGAGTCAGTCAGCTTTCTCTCCATAGACAGGAAACCTCTAACTACTGCGTCAACACCTGCCGGGGCTTTCTTGATACCCTGTTCACCGATTACCCTTGAGTACACACCCATAACGTGTCCACAGGTAGGAACAAGTTTCTGACCATTTGTAAGAGGGTCAGACACATATCCCCAAGGATAGGCAAGAATACCACCAAAAGCACTGATAGACTTTCTGTACTCTTTAGTCTCCTTGACTGTAGAACCTACAGGCATGTCTAAAATCGGGAACAGCATATGTGCGTCACAGTAAGTCATAATACCGTCATTAACAGTATTAGAGGTCTCACCCGGAATACCTAAGAAGGTAGCGTCATCAATGACACTACAAACCTCTAAAGCGGCAACATAATCAGCGTCTTCAAGGTCTTCAATACCATCGTTACCTCCGGCAAGAATAATAGTCTCTGCTGTAAGCTGATTAACTTCTCCTGTCTTACTTGCAACAATCCAGTTAGAAGCAATCATGTTAGTGTTGATAGCGTCTACAATGGTATCCTTTGTAACTTCTGTGATAGTAGCAACACCATCATCAGAACTGCTCATTGTAATCACTACATCAAACACCTCATTTGTACCCGAAGCCCAATCAGCATTTTTCTTAATCTCAATCTTCGGAGCAATATTTCCTTCATACTTTGCTTCAAAGGTAAGACCTGCATTTGTTGTTCCTACTTTCTTTGCTTTCGCCGCAGTGTCAGAAGCAACACGGACAACATAAACTTGACTACCACCATTAGCAAAGAAACCATACACAGCATACGGAAGGTCACTGTTTGCCATAAAAGGTGTGTCAAGACCACTTGCAAAGTTCTGAATGAACTCAGACCAAGAAGACACTAAAACAGGTTCACCAATCGGACCACTCTTCATAGCACCAATCAGAATACCGATTGTAGAACTTGCTTGCTGAATAGGACTTGCACCTGTTGATACGTCTTGGATATATACATCAGGTCTGTTAAAATCCATAATCTATTCCTCCTTATCATTTTCTTCCGCTTTTGTTGTGGTCTTTGTAGGCTGTTTCTTTTCAGCCTTTTTATCAGGACTATGTTCAAGAACTACAATCCTGAATTTACTCTGAGATAACTGCTCAAGGTATGGAGTTACCTGTGAGTCTTTTAAACTAACACTTTGCCCCGGAAAGAGTCTCAGTGTTGTCTTGTCTGCCAGTGTACAAACCAACTTTCTGTTTGTACTGACGTTCTTAACTGCAAACATTAGGTGTTTCCTCCTTCCTTCTGTTCTGCACTAAGATTTCTCTCTGCAACCATATGGACATTATAACCTACTTCGTCATCTAATTCTACCCATATCACATAAGAAATTATGGAATGGAACAACCTTTTCTGGTTCTTTAAAAGGTCTGACTCTCTTAAAGGCTCATTCACGATTACATTAGAAGACCTTTCTGTTCCTCCGTCATCTACCACTTTAAGGTTGAACTGTCGGAAGTGCTTTCTTAACCATGTGCTTGTCATAAGGTTAATGTCCTCTTTATATCTCGACCAAAAATCAATCTGGTAAAAGAGATTAAATGGTACAGCAGAATCCTGCATTGTGAGTAAGTTCTCTTCATCATTCCTACTCATAATAACAGGATTAGGATTATATCTTCTTGCGTCAAACCTATTGTAAAGTGGTGTAATGGTTACACATGGTATCTGTTCTTCCCTCAAATCTTCTTCGGGGTCTCTAACAAATACCATGTCTTCTGTTAAAGGGGCTTTAATTCCAGTGTCAGTCAGATAGAATACTGTATTTAAAATCTCTTGATAGAGACCTCTTTCTACTTCTTCACTCCAAACATTTGCTGACATTGTTTACCTCCTTATGGTTCAACAATACTCTTAAACAACTCTTCCCAACTCTTTTGGAGCATATCTTTCACTTCCTCAAAAGTTGGTCTAATTAAAGGTCTAGGTGGCATACGGTCTGTTCCATACTCAATCCAAATCATAAGTTCACTCATTTTCATTCCACCATTATGTGACTTCCACGGAGAAGCACCAACAAAGATAGTAGAACCTGTGGTAGTAGACTTGATTCTTCTGACTTCAAGACCATTTGCTAACTGACCTGTTTCAATGAGTATTGTAGTGTCACCACCTTTTAACTCTACTGTGTGTTCAGAAAGTGGTGTCCACCCTAAATCTTGACTGTAAATGTGTCCTTGCATTTTCTCAAGAACCATTTGACCGTCTTCATAAAACTTTGCTTCAAACTCAGGTTTTAACTTAACAGCCATGTTGCGTAAGTGAATACCTGCTCTATTCCAATCTCCTGTCATTTGAAGTTTCAGTGACACTTAAATCACCACCCTCGTTAAGTATTTCTTCTACAAGAACACCTGTAACATCAGGTCTGTACTCACACTCAAACACCACTGTCAAGAACACATCTTCCACAAAAGTCTGTGGTTTCACATTCTTAATCTCATAGAAAGAACCATGAAACTCTATATACCCTCTTTTAAGGTTATCCCAATCAGCTTCACTCTGACATGGAACACCCTTATCTCTCATAGATTTATAGGTAACTGTAAACTTAGGATAGTCCTTAACTTCACTGTCTGGTATTGCGTCACCCCTGTCTTGCATATTTGCTTGTGCTTTTGCCACAAGCAACACAGGTGTTTTGTATCTCTTGACTTTAGACTCTTTGTAGAATCCACCAGAGGTTGAGGGATTTAAAAGATACAACTTCACTCCGTCACTGACTCCATCAGTAAACATGATAGAATATACTTCATTGATTCCATCAACAAAAGCGTCTTGTATCTCTTTATTCACCCTCTTCACCTCCAATGTCATCTACATCAACCTCTTCATCACTCATTTCTGGAAGTGTTGTAAAGGTAACTTGTTTATACCCGAATAACTGATTTCTCTCAACTGAAATAACTGCCAAATAATATTGCGTACCAGGTTTAAGTCCTGTGACTTTCTTATTGGTATTTCTAAAGTTGAGTGTGGATAACACAAGTGTTGAACCCTCTACCACTTTATCTTCTGGCTTCATTCCTTCTGCATACATATCAATTATAGGCTTCTCTCCAATGTACACAAGGTACTTACCAAAGTGGTCATTATTGTAAGATGACCAACTAAAGGCTACTGACTCATTTGTAATTTCTCCTATCTTGACACGAACAATCGGAACTGGACCAAGTTCATAATTCCTCAATGAATAGTGATTTTTGGAACGTATGGTGTTATAGGTGGTTACACCCTGTATTCCTGTATTGGGGTCTACTGTTGCTCCACCACCATTTTCAACCCAGTCTTCATACTCTTCTTGTGCATTTTCAGCTAAAGCCATGTAGTGTGAAAATCTCTGTGACTGCTTTAACTGGTTGTTATTGTCTGCGGTAAGGTCAATCAGATTAGCCTTTAACACCGCAAGTTTCAAATACAACTCTTTCTTTGCAATAAGTACAATAGGATATGCAGACCCCGGAGGTAAGTCATCAAAGTCTTCTACCGAAGGATAGACCTTTGAAATACTCAACTTTAAGAAGGTGGTAAGTTCTTCATCAGTCATATTAAGATAACCAGAGTCTTCAACTCCGGCTTCTTCATTTGAAACATTCACTGCACTTCTTAATAACTCAAGAAGTTCATCAACTGTTAAAACCATAACTTAACCACCTTTCTACTTTTTACAGAGGTGCTAAAACTCCTGCTCTGTTCAGTGTCTTCTTCACAAACTCAGGTACATTGTAGCAACTTCCTGCTTTCAGGTCATACATCTCTCCACCGATAAAACATCTGTGGTCTCTTGCTACACGGATTCTTACGTCCTTCTTAACGTGTACTTCCTCTTTTGCTACTTCTGTGTCTACTTCAACTTTGACTTCCGGCTCTTCTGTCTGTTCAGTGACTTCAACAGTGGGAACTTCCTCTTCTGTAGCTTCTGTAGTTGCTTCAACTACTTCTTCCTCTTTTGCAACTGCTGTAGTAACTTCAACCTTAGTCTCTTCATCTTTCTTATTTACTTTTCTTACTGCCATTTTAAATTCCTCCTAAAATAAAATTGGGAAGGGAAGATTTTGCTCTCCCTTCCCCATGTTGGTTACTAATTTGCCATAAGACCTGCTGTTTTTAACTTACCTAACAAAGTGTTAAAGTCGGTCTTTAAGGTATCAACGTCTGTTCCTGTTGCTGTGCTGTCTGCTTGTGTAGCCATTTGAGTGAAAGTTGCTCTTCCTTCAAGAGCAGTAATCTTATCACCTGTAGCTTTAGCGTCTGCCGCCTGACCTGTCTTTGTAAGTGTGTTGTCAATGGTTACTGTAGGACCACCACTGCTACTTGCCTGAATAACTGCAAGTAACGCTTCAACCACTTCATCAGGATTTTGCTGTGCATAGAACAGAGCAGTTTTTAACCTTTCTTTTTGCTGTGATGTAATAGCCATATGTAACACCTCCTAAAATTAGGCGGTCTCAACAACAACGCCATACTCATTGTTCAGAATACCAGTACCCCAAATAGCATACCAAGCAAGAGACTGTTTACGTCCGAAGTCTTCTACTCCGTTGTCTCTTAACTCTACAGGCAGAGACCAAGCGATACCATAGTATTCATCACCAAAGATAACAGCCTGATATACGTTAGTCTTGTTACTCTCCTGCCCTTTTGCTAACTCCTGCTTGTAGGACTGGTCAGTTGTTGCCGCCTTACCATTGCACATAAGAGTGGTCTCAATGAAACGAGTGTCATCAATACGACCAATCTCACCGTTAAACAGGGCTTCGGGATTACCATAGTTACTTGCGTTAATCCATGCCGGGTCATCTCTCAGGTCACGACTCTGGTGAGGGTGTACGAAACAAATCCAGTAAGCACCTTCACGCTTCGGGGCATTGTTTGTAGAAAGAATTTCAATAGCGTCCTTGATTGTACTTACCTTCATCTTACAAGTATCATCAAGGTCTTCTCTCTGTGTAACTGCTGTTCCGTCACTCTTAGAAGCAAACACAATGTTAGTTCCAGACAGAGCTGTATCTCTCAGTTCACAGTCAAGCACCATAGCATAGTCACGACCTAACAGAGTAGTTGTGCTTGCCATAATGTCATCAAAAGAGGACTCCATCAGCAGACGAGAGTTAGATACTGCATTACCATGCTCACTAACTGTAATCTGCTTCATGGAACTACTGAGAGCCTGAGTTGTCATATCAACTAACTCAGTCAGCTTACCACCGAGTTTCAGGTTGTTGTAAGTCATCATGGAAATTGTCAGACCCGGTTCAACACCAAGTTCGGTCTTTTCTGTTGCGAACTGTGCAAAACGCATAACGGGTAAAGCCTTAAACTCAATCTCTCTGGAATAAACCATACGGATTGCGTCAGTCAGCTTTACACCGCCATTATCTGACGTAGTTGCAGATGTAATCTGATTAGCCGCATGTGCTTTCAGAACTGCTTTTCTGATAAATCCTGCAAAAATAGAATCTTTTGCTTTCTTGTTCATCACACTATTTACCTCCTTGAAATTTATTTTAATGTGTGTGGTTGCATGAGACCTTCTTTATCTTAATCCCATCTTCTTGCGGAACTCTTTATATTCTGGTGAACGTGGGTCTAAAGAAGCAATGTACTCCATGGAAAGTTCTTCATCTTGAACTTTAGAGGTTGTCGGATTGGTAGGACTCTTAGGTGTTCTCTTATCTTTCTTAGAAGTACCTCCTACACTCTTTCGGATTTCCTCACTTCTTGCAAGAGCAGACTCAAGACTCTTATCAAGTTCCTCAACTGTGTCACCAAACACTAACTCAGGAACTAACAGGTCTTCCTTATGCTCTGCTAAAATCTGTGCTTTGTGTGTCTTCACCTCATACTCTTTTTCAAGTTCAGTACGAACTTCCTTTTCGACCTCTTCTCTGCTTACAGGCTTCTGACCTTCAAACTCTTTGACTTTCTTCTCAAGGTCTTCTTTGTCTTTTGTCAGTGTAGCAATCTCACCTTTCAGTGTCTTTACCTCTTCACTGTCACCCTGTCCAACTGTCTTTAACTTCTCCTGTGCGTCTTTAAGCTGTTTCTCTAAATCAGCCTTTGCTAACAGGTCATCATTGTGTTGTTGAGTTAAAGTGTCAATCTGACCTTTCAGCTTTTCAATGGTCTTGTACTGCTTGTCTTTCTCTTCTTTTCTTGCCTTTGCAATCAAGTCCTCATAGTTGATTGTAGGTGTTTTCTTAGCAGGTGTTCCATCACCTTCATCTCCACCATCACCTTCTGCCGGATTCTCTTCTGCAAATGCTTTAAGAGTGAGACCTCCAAAAAGTCTTTTCACAATAGCTTCTTTAGTCATAGGTCCTACGATAATGCCACTTTTCTTAATCATGTTATAGATACCTCCATACTCTTAGATTTTCTTAATACTAACACATAAAAATCCCAAAGTCTAGTAGTCTAAGGGATTTTTATGTGGATTTCAATTCTTATTGTACACTTCCACCACCGTTTTGTCCAGTGATTTCAGTACGAACTTGTTCTAAAGGTGTTTGTCCATTAGTCATACCACTGTTTATTTCAGGTACTTGTTGTCCTTGCAACTGTGCCTGATACCATGCAGTCTGTAACATAGGATTGAATAACTCAGGATGTTCTTCTCTTTCAAGGTCAATCTCTGCAAGTTTCTCATTGATGTTCTCTCTACCCATTCTCTCTAATGCTCCATGTCTGCACTCAAGACCTAACTTCATCTCGCTCTCAAGTTTTTGTAACTCAAGAAGTTCGTCCTTCGGAAGTGTGTCAGGAAGTGTTACCTCATTGTACAGGAAGTCTTTCTTACTAATGTTATCCGGCTTTTCAATAAGACCTTCAAGTAAAGAAATATGTAAAATCATCTTATTCACTATCTCTAAACCAGTCTTAGTACAACTTCTCTTCACCCGTGTCTTTTCAATCAGTGGCAGGTTCATGTACTGTAAAGCAACACCACTTGTATTACTGATAGCATTAGCACCACCTAATACTGTCTCGGGAACACCACCAATCTCACACATAGCAGTCTTTAAAGACTCTGTGTAATTAGTGCTTGCTCCTAAATCTCCTTGCAACTCAAGGTTTGCTACTTTAGCGTCTTTTGGAAGACCACCCCACACTTTGTTAGCACCTTTTTCAAGATTTCCAATCTTAGCACCAAACACACAGGTAATAGGTGCAGAGTGATAGTCAATGATTTCAGAAATATCACTCCGTTTAGTGTTCAGTTCCACGTTCAGAGGAATGAGGTCTTCAAGGTCTCCCATACCATAAGTTCTTCCGGCAATCGGGAAATTCTTAATCTGAACAAAAGGAATGATACCATAAGGGTTCTCCATTCTGTCAATCTCTTCTTTGTCTTCATACACAACGATTTCATCTCTTGTCCAAACTTCTTTGTAAATCACTGTGGTAACAGAAGACCTTCTCCACAAAATACCTGTCTCACGTTCTTTTTCAATCGGGTACATGATAAGCATAGAGTCAACCCTGTCTTTATCATGCTGATTAAAAGTAGGAAATACAAATTGAGTGGGTACACAAGTCAGTCTTATTCTTCCGTCAGGATATTCCTCAAATGGGTCATCTAAATCTTCCGGCGACTCATAAGACACCTTTATCCATGCGTCACCTGCAATGGATTTCATTTGACCGATTTCTACACACAGTTCATCTCTCTTATTACTATCCCACACAGCATTGAGATAGTCATTGATTGTCTTCTCAACCACCTTTTCAGGATTTTCTTCCATCTTCTCTTCTTGTGTGACAATGTTATCACCATCACTGTCTAAAGACTCAACTACTACTTTAGTGTCACCCACTGTAACACCCTTCTCTTCAAGACTCATAGGTGTCTTAATAGTAAACCCTTTGCCAAACTCAAAGGAAACAAACTTGTTCACAAAAGGTCTACAGTAGTTAAATGTCACCTGTGGAGAGTCAAGGTCATCAACACCTTCCCAATGATAGCCCTCATAGAAATTCCATGCTTCTTTGATTTTCTCAAGACGAAGAACTTCTTGGTTTGTGAGATTTCCTTCACTCACAAGACCACTGATATTAAGACTCTGTTCAAGACCTGTATTGTATCTGTGTTTAAAAGTATTCATGTTTTACCTCCTTCTTCTTGCAGTAAATCTGTTCCTGCTTCTGTTCTGTAAACCATATCTTGATATTGGCTTAGTGTTTCCAAACACTCTGTTTCTGTCTTTAGTCTCTGTGTTATCAACTACTCCTGGCTCTCTTGCTCCCCAAAGTGCTAAAGCCCATGAGTCTGCATAATCATCATGCGCCCCTCTCTCTGGTGGGTGGCTGACTACAAGATTACTACCACTATAACCTTTCTCAAGGTCTCCCATCTGTTGTATAAACTCCTGATATTCTTTGGTCTGTACTGTATCAGGACTTCTAGGGAATTTTGCTCTACCGGAATTTATCTCTTTGTCTAAGTTCTTATAAAGGTCCGACTTACTCTTTGTACTAAACACAAACAGTTCCACATCATAACTTACATTGGCTCTTATTCTCTGACCCAAACTGGACTCTCTAGTTGCGTCCACCACTAACTTTGAAATGCGGAAATTTTTCAGATAATCCATAATGATTGCATACTGTTCTTCATAGTCTTCTGCAATCTCAGCACCAATCTTCAACCAGTCTTTTATGTAGGTATTATAAGCAAGATAAATTTCTTCCTCTTGTGTCTCTTCATTAAAAGAGGACTCCATAAGTACAGGATTATCCCAATCTACTTCCACCACAGTTACTACTGTACTATCAGCGTCTTTCTTTTTCTTATCACTTCCACCACCTACATCAATTCCGGCAGTATGATTAGCAACAAGGTCTCTGCCTACTCTATCAAGAAATACATCACCACAGTCTTCTTCTAACTGGTCTATATCAACGAACATACCTCTTGATATAATCCACTCAAGACAATTATGACTTGCAAGACCTTCTGCCACATAAGTGTGTGATGTTGTTCTGATAGGAATAACTTTCTTATTTCCAACATACTTGATACTCTCAACTCTTGGGTGAATATCTGAACCTAAATTACCATTAGAACATCTTAATGTACCTAACTGATTTGGGTCAAAATTCTTCAACAATCTTTTTGGTCTAATACTACCTAAAAATCTTAAAAGTTCTCTTTTGCCACCTTTAATAAACAACTTATAAACAGGGTCTTGACCTTTATCTAACTTTCTTCTGTCATAGTAATCTGCATTATAATCAAAGCCTAAATCAGTTAAATATTCTTTAACCTGCTTCAACATTGCATTATCTCTTTGAGCGAAAGTTAATTGTTGTATCTTACCATTTACTTGAGTAATACAACCCTCACCATCAAAAGAAGCTGATAAGTAACCAAGTCTATAATCTTGTGGTAGGTCTTCCCACACATCACACACTTTGTAAATTCTATCAGTTGATACAAGGTCTTTTGTCTGTTTCCAAACTGTTCTACTACCTGCTGTAAACACTAACCACTGGTGTTCTTCTGAACAGGTCACTTTAGTTCCATCACTAAGAGTAACTTCATAGCAAGGTCTTTCAATTTCACCAACATCTTCAACAAGTGTTTCATTAAATTTTCTCTGACCATATCTTTTAGGAGGATTTTCGTCAAAGCCAATTAACTTATCACCTTCCTTAATAGAGTCTGCTCTTACCCACCTCAAGTCAGAAGTTAAAATTCTGGTCTCTGGTGTAACACAATAACTCATCCTAAATTCATCACTGTTTTCACCTAAACTTCTCTTCTCCCTTTCAATGTACTTTGCGTACTTAGGATTGTACTTCTGAACCACTTTATAATTATATTCAAAGTGATTTCTGATTTTGATTTTCTTCTCTTCGTAGTCCTTCTTATTTCTCTGAATAGCTTCATAGAAATCACCCTTAAAGGTGGTTGCAGTACCAATCTTACAGATTGTAGCATTGTAAGCCGCACCCATAGGGTGAATGGATTTTCTTATCTTGTAGTTAGAAATATCCTGACACTCTTCACAGATAATAAACTTAAATGACTCACCCTCAATATTACTTCCGTCACTAGCTGAGATAGCAGTTACAAAAGAACCATTAGTAAGTGCTACTGTCTGACCATTTGATGTAGAGAACTCCAATCTAAAGTCGGGGTCTTCAAGTATTGCCATACTCTCTTTACACTGGATTCTTGACTTCATACGTCTGTAAGTAATCTGCGCCTGTCTTTGACTCGGAGCAAAAATTCCTACCCACAGACCATCTTTAAACATTTGGAGTCTTGGGTCATCTGCAAACATAGGCATGTTTGCCAACTGAGGTAAGATAATCATAAGACCACCTACAGTAATAGCAATAGTCTCTGTCTTACCACTCTGACGGGCAAATAGAGCAGTTATTTCAGCACCGTCATTTTCAAGAACTGACCGTATAATTCTCTTTGAGAACTGTGTCTGATACTTGTACATTACTCTGCCGGAATACACTTCACAGAAATTATAAATCCTGTCTACTAACTCTGTTGTACTAATTCTCCCGGCATAGGCTCTCTCAACATAGTGTTCTGTAAAAAAGTCCGTAATAATTGCTAAAATCAGTCTCACGTTAAATATCACTATTCTTAAAATCCTATACACTTTCTCACCTCAATTCTTCACATAATAAAAAGGCAGAGTCGTAAAACTCTGCCTAAAGTATATACCAATTATGCTTAATTGTCCATACTGCTATTATCTTTTGAACCCTCTACTGTATCTGCTGTTTCTCTTATAGTCTGTTATCTGTTTGTTATTCTGTTTACTGCAAACTCTTACCACCTTGTCACAGGTCTTTTCATCAAACATTCCTATATGGCACTTCTCTAAAGGAATGTTCAGCATTGCTGACAACCATATGTAGGCTTCTCGTCTTGTCATCAAACCTGACTTCCACAGTGGGTCAAAAGCTGAGTGCGCCCTGTTCTTTGCGTGTCTTAAATTCTTATTGGCAAGTCTGCCTAAAGGAATTGTGGTGTTTGGGTGACACCCTACATAAGCGTCACACTGAGGAAAGTTACTGCACACCCACATCTTACCATAATTCTTGTTATTATGATACACATAGTTTGAGTCTCTTAAAACTACTGGTGCGCCACAGTAAGGACATTTCTTAGTAAAGCCATAATTGTGAATATCTCTGTTCTTCTTACCCATTTTCGTACCTCACATAATATGTTCATTCCATACACAGGCAAGTGGAGATTTATCAGGTCTTAACCTTAAAAATCTTGGGTGTCTCATTTTACCTGTGTCTTTAAACAGTTCATTGGCTTTTACTTCGATAACATCTCCCTCGAATACATATCTCTTCCAATCTGGACTGTTTACAATATTCTTGTTGTTCTTCTCATTGTCTTTTGTGATAACACAAGTCTCTCCGGTTTTTCTGTTTACCCATGTAAAAGAGAACTTCATTCTCATGTCATCATCAAATCCGGCACAATCACCTACTTCTACAACTTTAACTGTCTCACCCTCTAACAGCATAGTCTCAATTTCAAACTTCTTATTTTTCGGAAGTTTTGCAATTTCATCATCAGTAATGATTACACCATATCTGATATTACCAATCATGTGATAGTAATAAAATCTGGTGACTGGTGTGTACCCCTTGTTTAAAAGGTCTTTCGCTGACTGTTCAGAGGTTTCAGAAACACTCAGTCTGTTATCATCACTATCTACCCAATAACTCCACCTGTCTTTAGGGAACTTGCCCTCATATACATCTGTAGGTTCTGTAAATCCCATGATAATAACTTCTCTTGTCAGGAATTTCTTTATCTTCTGATACTCTCTTCCTCTTTTGTGATAATACTTACCACTCTTAGGTTTCACAATAACTCCCTCACCACCTGTTGATACAATCAACTCATAATAGGCTTTTGGAGTCAGAACATCATTACCCTTTAAAGTCTTGTATAACTCAGGATAATTGTCCTTATTGTCCTCAAGTTCAAGTAAAAACTGGTCTTCATTAAACTCTCCGACTCTTTTCATGCACTCACAGTAACAAGAAACTGTCTCTCCATTACTGTCTCTCAGCACATCACCACACACATAGTATGGAACAAACTCAATATAAGGACTGTTTACTTCCTCCACAACTCTCTTGAGATATTCCTTTCTGTCAATCAGTGGCATACGTCTAAGGTCTATACCCTTATATTTGATAATGTCAAAAGCATGAAGAGAAATAAATCCCTTTTCAACTTGTCGGTCTACTGCTCTATCCCATAGACAATTCAGTGTGCTTGATACTTCTTTAAATGGCTGTCCATTTATGAACATCTCACCATCAATTACTGTTCCATCTAAATCAGGAACATCTATATCCCTTATCTGAGGAACACTGTCTGTATTCTCTGTATAGAAACCAGACTTTTTACTAATACGTCTGCTAAACACTCTACAGTACCCGACTTTCTCTCCGCTCAATGTCTCTTGAGAGAAGAACTGAACAATACCTCTTGTACCATCAAACTTCTCTTCAATGATATTATCAGAACTTGACAACTCTACTTCCTGCTGTTCTTCGCTGTCAATCTCTTTCGCAGTCATAGGCTCATAGCCTTTAACACCTGCAAACTGAAATGCTTCTGGACAATTCCATTCATCTAAAGGGAACATTTCAAGTAACTCTTCTACAGTACCGTCTTCACATGGAGCATACAGTTTATTATCTTCTCCCCGGTAAATCTTCGGGAACAATTTTTGACTCATTAGATACCCTCACTTTCTAAGTTGATATTTACATTATATCACATAAGAGACTGTTTATAAAATCACTCCTGAATGTCATCAGGTGTTTCTTCACTTGCTGTCTCCCTAAGTTCTTTCAGCTTGTATCTTCTCAACTCCTGCTTCATGCTCTCGTTCTCTTTTATCAGCTTCATAAAGTGAGCATATACCCTTCTCTTGTGTTGGTCTTTTGTGGACTGTACCATGGAAATACAATACTGTTCTAACTGTTCAGGTGTTAAAGAAACAGGTACTTCTGGCTCTTTCTCTGTCTCTGGTACAATTCCTGCTTCTCTTAAAATCTCACTCTGATTTCTTCCACCTCTAAATGTAATGTCTATCACTTCACAATTACCCGGAACGTGTGGCATACTACTACCTCTCTTTCACTTCTATAATCTCATTTAACAATGCTGAAATGTTATGAGTCTTGTCCATAGACTTTATAGGCTCAAGAGTATTACCCTCAAGCAAGGCTTTCTCAAGACGTTCTGCCAGTTCATCTTTCACAATAATGTGGCAGTAGATAATAGGGTTACAGATACCCACATCAGGATTGTAAACACCTATAGGCATGAACTGAGAATTAAACATGATATTCTGGTTTTCCCTTTTAGTGCAATCCATGACTTTTGCTACCACTGAACTTGACATAAACATTAAAAGGTCATACCCCTTATGTGGCAATACTTCCGCAAGATTAAGTGACACATAATACTTGTCATTATGCTTAACCACAAGGTTACTGTAAGCAGTTCTGATTGAAGTGATAAATGACACAGGAACATATCCTTTCTCAAGTGCTTCTTTTACGTCATTAAAGTATTCCAGACTGTTCAGTATGCTTTCAATATCAACATCTTTCTGCACCACATTCTTCTGCTTTAAAAGCGTCTTTGATATGCAAGCAATCATCTTCATTCCTCCTTTAATAAAAAATAATGGGAGCAGATTTCTCTACTCCCATATTATCATAACTTATTGAGGTATTCAACCTTACTCGGCTTCGTACTTGTTCCCACACACTTCACAGATGAAGACTTTACCCTTCTTATCATATTTCAGTGCGTGTCCACAGCAGTAGTTCTCTTCATTGATTTCATAAGGCTCACCCGGCTCGTTGGTGTTACCTTCATCATCAATCATACGCTTCTTGGTCTCAAGGTACAGTGCAACAAGGTCCTCAAACTCATAGTCATCACCTAACTGGTCAAGTTCGTCCTGAGTGCAGGTGTTCTCACAGAAGGTACTAATGTCCTCTTCTGTAATCTGCTCATTCTCAATAGCGTCAATGGTCTCTTCCATCATAGCATGAACAGCTTCGGCTCTTTCCTCTGTCATATTCTCAGGATTATTTACACCTTCCGGGTCATACTCTTCAAAGTAAGAATCGGCACTAAACTCTCCCTCAGAGTCATCTTCTGCTTCATCTTCGGACTCGTCCTCTGCCACTTCACTCTCTTCTGCTTCGGTCTCTTCAACTTCTCCCTCAGACTCTTCCTCGTCTTCGTCATCAACATCAATGAGACCATCTGCAAGTGCTTTTGCAAGAAGCATTACAATGTCAGACTTCTTACCTTTTGCTTTGATACCTACATCTGCAAGCACCTCTGCAATCTCTTCAACGTCTATCTCTTCGGCAATCTCTTTTGCCTTATCAACAAACTCCTGCGGAACTACTTCTTCGGTCTTCTTAGACTTTTTCAGACCGCCCTTCTTAGCTTTGTCAATCGGTACAACTTTGTTCTCGTCTTCTGCTGTTCCCTCGTCACCTTCTTCTGTAGGCTCTGCTGTAACCTCAACATCAAGAGCTAAAATTCTCGCTGTGATTTCGTCACGCTTGCCTGTACATGGAACACCTAAACTTGCGCCCAGCTTTTTCAGTTCATTGTACTTCATAGAGTCAAGCTGTTCTTTGGAGAACTTACCTGTCACTGTAGCAGGTGCTTCTGTATCTTCCGGCTTGTTCATAGGCTCTTCTGTCTGTGCCTTTTCTCTTCTGGACACTGACCTTGACTTAGGTGCTTCTTTAACTTCTCCACCTGCAAGTTCATCTCTCAGAACAGTAAGTCCTTCGATAACAGTATTCAGTCCTTCAATAATTCTCTCGTTTTTCATGTGATTACCTCCATATAATTCTTTGATAATTTTTAGAGCGGTTCGCTCTTCATGGTTAAAGTATAGCATTAGTGCTTCTTAGTGTCAAACACCTGTGGTAGCAAGTCCTTTGCTCTATTTTTAAGATAGGTTACTTTCTCTTCTATCTTAACCATTTCACAAAAAAGACCTTTTACTGCTTCTGTCTTATCATCTAAAGAGATAGTATCAGAAGCCATGATAGCTTCTCTTCTTGCGTTCAATTCACTGTAAGCACTACTCATAAGAAGAACAAGACCATTTATTGTTCCGACATTCATCTTATCGGCTTCTTCCTTAAAGTCTTCCATAGAACTGTCTATGAGTACACCTAAAGCTGACTGTTCCACTTTTACACCTCCTTTATTCTTGTAGTCTCAGGTTAATATGTGCCATGGTATAAAGCAATATACAAGCTGACATTGCTCTTACCACATTATAATCAATAAATATATAATAAGAAGCATAAACAACTCCGGCACACATAACAACAAATGTGAAAAGCATAACTACCTTTCTCACTAAATCAAGAAATTTAGTCCATGCTCTTACAAAGTTATCCCTAATCTTATTCAATCGGTAATTTTTCATAATGCAACAACCTCCTTAATTATCAACCCCATTTCTATTGCTTTTGTCTCATATCTATTTAAAAGCCTGTAAAACTCAGGGTCGTGCATAACACCTTTCACTCTGACATAGTTCGGATTGGTATATTGTAAGTGGTGACACACCTCATGGATAGTGTGATAAAGCACCGTTGAATATGAGAACATAAACTTCATGTTCTTTGTTCTGTAGGGATAAATTCTTACTTCTGCCCTCTTGTCTTCATATGCAGGAAAGTATCTACCATAAAAACACTTGCTATAAGGTCTTATGACTAAATCAAATTCCTCTACAGGAAGATTGAGGGCTTTCAAGTCTTCTTCTAGCCTGTCATGTAACTCTTCCCTACTGAGCATATTAAACAACCTCCTTACTCTGTAGGGAAGAGTATAACACATATCAGCCACATTGTCTAACTTATGCAACTAACATTCCTCCTGCGGCTCTCTCATATTCGACTCTTTTATCAAGTGTGAAGTCCTGTGCTACTTGTGTGATTGAGTTAATCAGACCCCATCTGGTCTTCTCATAAACACCATCTGTCATAAGCTGAATAACTTTCTTCACACCATCTTCCGGCATAAGAGTCTGTGACTTCACTCTATGAATTAACTCATTCAAAGAGTCCTCATTCTTAAAAGCACTCTCAAGAGAAACACCTGCTGTATTCACAATACTTTCAGTAACCTTATCAATGATAGGATTTACTAAATCCATTGCATTTTCTAAGTTTGAAGCAAAGTCTTCAATAGTGATACCTCTATGTCTCTGGTGGAACAAAACACCAAAACGCTTTGGAACAATCAGTCCATTAGTGCATACTTTCTTCCAGATGAAGAAATTGATTGTAAGGTTACTTCTGCCAACATCACTTGAGTCAATAGAGAACCCCGGATAAAGGTCTTCACTGTCAATAGGAAGTTGGTGTGGAGACACCAATCTGATATGGAGTCTTTCTTCATTCAAGAAGTAACCCTTAATATTAAAGTCATCTACCGGGAAACTATTCTGCATGGTGTTTAAAATAGTAGGAGTGTCACATACAGAATATCTAGGTGTGAGAACACCTCTGATTGTTCCATTGTACTCACGGATAAATAAGTCTTTGTTAAAATCTTCAAGCCATGAGTTAAGGTTATCTTGTGCGAGTTCAATTCTTCCTGTTCCAATGCACTTTCTCATATAATCGGCAGGAACTCCCACTTTATTACACAACTGCCCCATTCCCCATTTTGAAATAGCAGGACTTCTCACTTCTCCCTGTTCTGTAACATAAGTGATACCTGCAAGGTCATTCAGTCTAAGTCTTTCAGAATTTACAGACCTTACAACATAGTCAGAACACATACTCTGGATTTCTTCGGACCGGGAAAGAATACCTCCAAAAGTCATCTTCTTCATATCAAGTAATTCTCTGGTATCTTCTTTAACTTCCGACTTTGGTTCTGATTTTGGTAACTGAATAACTTCTGCTAAAGTAACCTTTCTTCTAAGTTTCATAACTGTTCTCCTTTCTTATTAAGTCGCTGTTGACTTTCTGACACAAGTATAAATTAAATAAGAAAAGAGGTCAAACACTCCACTGTGCAAGACCTCTTCTTATCTTTATACATCTTCTATTAACATTATTCTTTTAAACAGACCTACTCCAATCGGACTTCTCTTGAGGTTCTTTACCGCTTCTTCTTTTGTGCTGAAAGCGTTCCATGAAGCTAAGTGATTACCATTAACACTGTCTAAAATAGGTTTCCCTACTATATAATCTCTGCTAAACACTAATGCTTCTGCCCCTTCAATATCAAGGTCTCTTATTGGGCTGTCCTTTCTCTTTGCAAGTTCTCTCATTAACTGCTCTGTGGAAATACTGGACACCTGAAAGTCAATGTTCTCAACTCTCTCAAAACGATAAGTCTGTCCTGTCACATTGTCTTTTCTGTCTTTAATGTAAAGAGTCATTTCATCACCAAACTGTTCAGTAGTGTCATGGTCCGAAACAAAGTCTTCAACTGACCTTACCCATGGAATTTCTTCGGGGTGGCACACATTCACATACTGGCACATGAACTCACCTGTTGTGCAATCTCTTATCACATTCAACACATAAAAATACTGACCTTTAAAGTGTCTATATAATCCTGGCTTAACAGTCACTTTATTCTGCATAGTAATTCCTCCTATAAAATACACCTGCACAACTAAAATGTCATGCAGGTGCTTCTTATTACCTTGTCGGCAGAGTTTCAACAATAGAGTCAATGACCTTTCTTACATCACTTGCACCTGTTCCAATGGAACTGTACACATTGATAACGTCAATCACCCTCTCGGAAAATCCTGTAATCAGGTTCTTGCGGAAATCATCAGTGTTTGCAATAGTGAACTCATTACCTAACAGATTATCCAGATACAGCTTCTTAATAATCTTCTTCTCAAAAAGAGCATTTAACTCTCCATCAGTATTAAATCTTCTGCCAGAACCATAATAGTAGCTGTTGGTTATCAGACTAAAAGACTTACCTCTGGAACTGTAGCAGTCTCCGTCAGACAGAATAATGAGGTTATCGTACATTCCTGGCTTACTATTCTGCTTAATGGTGTGAAGTGCAACATCAAGGTAAGTTCCACCTCCAACATGGTGTCTCATAATGGTCTTCATAATGTCCATGACAGTAGACTTTCTGGAAATGTCAGTCACCTGCTCACAAGTATTAGCAAACACATACACATCTGCAATACCCTTCTTAAAGCAGATTGCTCCTAACATACATGCAACAACATCTGCTGTCACATTAGAAGCACCAGACACAGGATAACCCATAGAACCAGAACGGTCAATAAGAATAGCACTGTAACCTTCAATGTCCTGTAAGTTATCAATAGACAGGTCTAATGCTTCTACTAAAGCGTCCATGACTCTTCTCTTTCCGGCAGAATTACTCAGCTTGGAAACTTCCTCATATGCACTGTAAAATCTGAAAGGTAACAGTCTGGACTTCTGCACTTCCTTCTTATTAGTAAGTTTAGCCACAATACTGTCAACAGCTTCTTTGTCATCAAACATTCCGGCTTTATCAAGTGCTACAAGGTTCTTCACAATAGCCATGACTGTAGAGGTGTCAATGGACTTCTTAACATCAGCCTTTGTAGACTTACTGTTCTTGTTCTTAGACTTTGCAAGTTCAGACTGTACCTGCTTAGTCTCTTCACTTCCACCGAACTCTACATCACCTTCAATGACTCTCTTAAAGAAGTCGCTTCTTACTTTACTTCTCTCCGGGTTAGGTCTTAACAGCTTGATACAGTCAGCCATAGACACTTCTTTGTTCTCACCTAATGCCTTAGATAACTGATATTCATTAAAGGACTCTAACTTAAATTGCAGAGCCTTTCTTAACTGCATAGGTAAAGGCTGATTTCTGTGAGTGGTCTTATTCTTACCACGACCTTTTGTGGTCACTTCAAAACCAAACACATTCATCTGCATAGCCATTACATCAAGAATGTCTTTACCTCTTCTTACAATGTAATCACTGTAAGTCTGTAACTTGTTTCTTCCAGTCACTTCATCAAGAAAGTTCTCACCCTTAAATCTTGGGTCATTAAAACAAGCTGTCAGCACTGCCAGAGGGTACTGAATCATGTTATACTCTCTGCCAATTCTGGCTACTTTCAGAGCATACTCAATATCCTCGTCAGGAATTTCAGAGATAAGTCTTTGGATTTCTTTAAAATCACTCTCCGCAGTTCTCTTTTCATAAAACGTGCTTTCACCGAAGAAAGAACCTAACACTTTGCTAAACAGTGTTTCAAGAGTGTCTAACTTATGCACAACACTTCCTTCATGGTTCACTGTCTTTCTGGTGTCTTTCTTCATTGTCACTTTCCCTCTTTTACTGTTCATAGTTGCCATGATACATTCCTCCATTCTTTCATGTGTTTATTATAAATAAAAAGACCTCACAATTCGGGAAGATTGTGAAGTCCTTCATTTAACTTTATGTAATTTGAAGTAGGAAGAAAACCATTATTGTATGAAATCAAAATGCTTCATTAAAAGTGAAGTGCCTTACCTTTAGGCTATTTGTCGAATATCGGCTGACAAAGAAGGAGTCGAACCTTCAAAAAATGATGTAAACAATAATTACACAATCCTACTACAATAATTACTCTGTTAAAATTTAGGAGCAAAGCCATTTAGCTGTAAATCTTCTTTATTGGAAGTTTTCAAGACTTCTGCGTTTACCATTTCGCCAAATTCTCTTCATGAGAATTATCGGAGTCGAACCGATATAATATGATGTAAGCTAAATGTACACAACCCAAATATCATATCCTATATTGTTAAGTGGAGAGAAACGATAAAGTCTTTTATTGTTATCACTACAGGAATCGAACCTGTGACTTTTTCTTTAACATAGAAATGTGCTAACCACTGCACTAAATGATGTAAACTTTATCTACACAACCACTTAATACTAGGTAGGAGAATCGAACTCCTGTTACCTCCGTGAAAGGGAGGTGTCTTAACCTCTTGACTAACCTAGCTTATAAGGAAGAAAAGCGTTTAAGACTTTACTGTTCATACAGTAGGATTTGAACCTACAACTTCAATTTCCCAAAAATTGTGCCTAAACCATTCGGCTTTATATGATGTAATCTTAAACTACACATTCCTTATTTCTTAACCTCACGCTTGTTTCTTATCAGCGTTACAAGGTTAAACGCTTGTTTCAGCGTGGTTAAATCATATCACACTTAAAACAAACTGTCAACTGCCCTTGTTGGACTCGAACCAACGAATACAAGAGTCAAAGTCTTGTGCCTTACCACTTGGCGAAAGGGCAATAAAAAGAGCCAATGGTGGGAGTCGAACCCACAACCTATCGCTTACAAGGCGATTGCTCTACCAGTTGAACTACACGGGCTTAAAGCTGACATTTTCTCACGCATTTACCATAACTGCTAGTGACACTTCTTAATTATCACCAACAGCACAGTCGAGTGGAGGGGCTGTCAGCACACCTAAATGGCTTATCCTCAACACATGAAAGTTGAGAGTGTTTAGGAGAGTGAAAGGAACCCACATGACACAATGAGTAGAAAAGACTCTCCAATCGGTGAGGTAGGAGTCGAACCTACGGTGTTTCTCATGTGACAGATTTACAGTCTGCTGTCTTCGCCAACTAGACACACTCACCGAAAAGCGAAGTCACTATGATAGGAAAGTCCGGCTGTTATACTTCGTTCACACTTCATTGGATAGACTAAAGTGACTTCGGCAACTATCTCCCTGTCTGCTACTCATACATATCCGTGTTGTCTATCAACACCTTTCGCTTTGGCAATCAACAGGTTTGTAACTTCTTCACCGTTTTTGTTTTGAGTCCTCCGTTTTCGGAATACCTCAGTAAGTCGGGTGATAAGACTTAGCTGACTCAGCAGGACTTGAACCTGCGACTTCCTGATTAACAGTCAGGCGTTCTACCAACTGAACTATGAGCCACTACACACTCATGTAGTTTCTGTTTGCCTTTTCCTAGGATTTGGTATCTGCACAACTGAGTGTTAGTCAGTGAGATTTCCATGGTTCTCACTAAACTGAGTAGGCAGGTATCGAACCTGCTTTGCACTGTGTCTTGCAAGCCCACAGTTTCTTCCACAACAAAGCTACTCATTACTACCCACCTCAGTCGAGATGGGCTAAAAGAACAGAAGTGGCTGACCGGACGTTATTCAGACCATTCACTCACGCAATGGTGAGACCCCTACACATCTTCTGTTCTAACGGAGTGTAAAGGACTTGAACCTCTGCGTCATTTCTGACCTAAGAGTTTAGCAAACTCTCCCCTTCACCAACTTGGGTAACACTCCATAATACTGATGATGGGATTTGAACCCATACTCTCTAAATGAGAGAGAAGATTTTAAGTCTTCTGTGTCTGCCATTCCACCACATCAGTACATTACTGAGCATGACACTCAGTAACGTCAGGAAGATAATACCTTTTGTAAAAATCATTCCTGCACCTCATTCTTGCGTCTTCTCTTGAAGACATTTCAGAGTATAGCACTAAACAGAACTTTAGTCAAGCAAGCCATTTTCATCAAGCACCTCTAAAATAGTGTTATTTAACTTCCTCCACATTTTCATATACCACACTGCAAATTTCTCTTCTGTATCATCATCAACATCAAGACCACTCTCCGCAACAAAAGCGTGGAAGACTTCGTGTGCTACAATCTCCTGTGTCCTGTTATCTCTTTCTTCTTCACAGGTAACACCTTCAAGTGAATGGTGTATTTTCAAAACGTGCTGATATTGTCTACACTCTCCATCATTCTCTTCACACAGGTCAATAGCTTTCCTGTCACCGAGTCTGACTTCATAAGGTGTTCCTAATACTGTTACTTCTTTCATCACTGACCTCCTATATGTAATAAGGAACTACCAAAAATAGTGTCAACACAGTAAACAACACTAAGTAGAACCACTTATATTTCAGGTCAATCAGTGCAAGTTTAGGGTCTTTCTCTCTTGCCATCATATACACTAAACAGCATATCCAACAAAACAGCATAAACACTAAAACTAAAGCGGATAAAAAATCAGTCATCATATCTGTGCCTCACTTTCTTTTCTCAATCTGCTCACATTATAACTCACTATCTAAAACAGGTCAACTCAGTCCTCACTGCCATTAAGTCATTAACAATAATTTATTTAATATTATTTATATAATATATAATAATTAGTATTAAAGACTTAATGCCACAGTCCTCAATTTAAGGACCACTATTGGAACTTGCTGTTTTCAGTGTTTTAGAGTCTTTTCATCACCACAGGAACGGTGTTTTAGGACCACTACCACAATCACGATTTTTACCACAGAATTTTCACACCTCACTTTCTCACCTTTCTCACAAAATACCTCACTCACAGGGGTGCATGGGTTATTTTATACACACCTTACCAAATTTCTTACCTAATTATGTGGTACTAGGTGCAGTCTCAGCAGTCCACAGACCATTTAAGGGTGGGTACTACTATGGATTTTGGGTAGACTCAAAAATTTTTCTGTTATTTTGTCGAACCTAAAAGTCTCCTTTAACACATAAAATATTATTTTGCATAAAATATACATTTCAATCATTTTTATTCAAAAATTTTTTAAAATCATTCAAGTTATGCACAACATATGCACAACACTACATAGTGAGGCACACATACACTACATATAGTATATACATAGTGTATATAATACATAGTATATACTACATATTGTATTATTAAATATAGAATGAATAATGTATATTTATTACTTTATTATACACTGATATACACTATATACATTACTTTATTTTAGACCACATTCTTACACTTATATACATTGCCAATTTTCAAGCGGAATATGTATATATGGGTTCCTCCCATATCCTCTTATATATGACTATTATATACCTACCACCCTCACCTCTTTCTATGTATGTACATACTCCAATTTTCACAGGGCTATTTTCAAAACAGGTCTTTCACCTTTCCGGCTTCACCTCTTTCTCAATTCTTTAATGTATTGAGCCGGATTACTGGTTAAACACTTGTGACTAAATAACACTTCTCCGGCACATTTACTTCCAAAACACCTTTAGTGGAACACCTATAAACACTTGTGCATATAACCAAAAAGAAGAGGTGTCATGGTGGACACCTCTCCTAGTATTCACTTAGAACTCTATATTGAGTTCCTCACACTTATCACTCACACTTTCTAAATTCTCAAGCACATCACCTAAAGCACTAATAGGAAAGTGTACTGTCTTTCCCTTTAAGTACCCTGTGTATGCTTCTGACTCTCTGTACATCTGTACAAACACACAGGCAGGTGCTTCATCATCATCAAACCTCTTCACCGACATTTCAATGTAATCTCTGTTGATTTTCTCCGGGTTCTTAAAAGAAGGATACTCTCTCACCAGAAATCTCATTGGTGGGAACATAGGTCTGTAACCGTCAGGTGGAAGTTTGTTTTCTTTCTTCTCTCTCTTCTTAGGCTGTTCCTCCTGTGATGTTACTGACTTCTTCAACTCTGTCCTTTTCACTGGTCTCAGTTTCATACTAAAACACTCCTTTCATCTTAATCACACTTTTATTGATAGAGTATAAACCACTCTATGGAACGCAGGACTGTATTTCAAGTCCTGCACTCTAACAATGGTTTACAGTCCAAGAATCTTATTCATAGTAGTTGTAACGAGCATCCTTTTTACAAAGTCTTTGACAAGCATACCCTCTTCATGTGCCGCTTCATCAAGCTGGCTCTTCACTCCGTCTTCGCCACTGTCATTGATATGTAACAGTGTATTAAGGTCAACAACAGTTTCCTCTAATTTGTCATTAAAGAACAACCACTGTGCCTGTGCATAAGGACTTCTGGTGGCAAGAGTAAATGAAAATTTTTCATCATTCTTACCAATCATGAGTTTCCTTGCTTCAATCACTGCATTTCTGGCTTCAATAATTTTCTTGAGGGCTTCTGCCGGGATAACACTGTCAGGAATGTCCTCACAAGTCAGTGGAGGATTGTCATAATCAAAGTCATTTCCACCCTTTAAATCGGTGGGGGGAAGACTCTTCACCAATACCTAACATAGCTTTCAGTTCCTCCGGCATGTCATCAAACAGTTTTCTCATTGTAACATTCTCCTTTTCTTTCACTCTTATGTGTTTAGTTACTGAGTCCTTGTAATGAACTCATTCTCGCCCTCAAGGTGTGTAGGCTTGAGAGCAAGGTCAATTCATTACCCTATCAAGTGTGTTTTTGAAGAGTGTTATATTAGTAATCGGTGTAGTGTTCTGCCACTAAATCACCGTTACTGTCATAAACAGAAGTACATAACTTAGGAGTTTCCCCGACGATTTCTTTATTAGTCTCAAGATAACACCTGATTGTAAATGCTGTAGTGATAGCACCACTATCTCTCTGTGTAATCTCTATGTTCATATAACCGTCTTTTCTTCTAGGTCCTCCTGTCAATTCAGTCTTTCTACCTTCAATATCAGCACTGATATAAAATGGTCTCACTGACATAGCTTTATCTCCTTTCACTAAACACTCACACTGTATCAAGAGTACCTCTTGGCACTCACTCTCACACACCACATCTTTCAGTGGTGTGCAAGGTCAATGTCAAGCCATTGCTTTCATGTACTGGTCATACAACTGAATACCTATCTCATTATATACGTCTAAATCCTCTCGGATAAGTCTGCGAATAATCATTGAAATCTGCTTTAATGCAGTCCATTTGTTATCCTCACAACACTGGATAGTGTCAAAATATACATCTGGACTCACTTCATGCCGTCTTTCTCTGAACTCATTCTGCAACCTGTCAGCATAACAGTAGTCCTTGACTCTTTCATCAAGTTTGGCGTTAAGATAAGTCTCCTTATCTACATAAGCGATTGCAAACACACTGTAACCTTGTGACTTGTATGACTGTAGAGTTAAAATCCTGTAGGTCTTTCTTCTCAACACCTCGTCAGTGTTTTTCTCAGGCAGGAAGAATAAAACTACTTCCTCCCCTTTTTTGCTAATCAGCTTGTAGATAATGTAATCACCTTTCTTCATAAGTACACTCTCCTTTACACTTTATACACACTCTTGATAGGAGTACCTTTCAGCACTCATTCTCACACACCTCCCTCAAGGGGAGATGTGCAAGGTCAGTGTTGACTGATTGTTATTCGACTTCACCCACAAGACGATACACTTCAAACTCCATCTGGTTTGAATATCTGAAACCGTCTTCTGTCACTTTCATGTCCTCTGGTGCAATGATATAAGGTGCGTCAGTGTAACTAGAGACACCAATCGCAAGTGTTCCTTCATCACTTAAATAGATACAGGACACTAAATCAAGGTCATTGTCAAACTCCTTCGGCTTTTTCACTGTCTTGATAGGACAATAATCAAACTGCCGGAGAAGTCTTGAAGTCCAGTAGAACGCAAAGTAGATTTCCTCTTCATTCTTGAGTGCTTCTGCAAGGTCTTTAAAGTCTTTAATGTCCTGTGCTTTTTCAAGTGTACCGAACTGAACTTCAAAGCTGTCTGCAAAAACGTCTGCAATGTCAAAGGCTCTTCCTTTGGCGTCACTCTTCTTCACCGCTGACTTCTTCTCAGGTGCTTTCTTTGCCGGGGCTTTCTTCTCAGCAGACTTCTTCTCAGACTTCTCTTCCGCAGGAGTTTCCTCTTTTGGTTCAGCAGTCTTTTTCTTCAAGGTCTTCTTCACCGAATTTGCAGGTGCAGGAGTCGCTTCTGCCGGAGTTAAAACACTCAGAACCTCTTTTACAAGACTTCTAAGGTCTGTGATTCCAACAGACTTTGCGTCTTTTTTCCACGCATTTGCAGTGTAGGTGATTCTGTCCTTCAAGGACTTGTCTTTAACCTCTTTGAAATGCTCGTCAAGAAAATTCACCATCTGTTCCTTGTTCATTTTGTTTGTGTTTGTCATAATAACACTCTCCTTTTCTTATTGTTTTGTAATGTGTGTTTTGGATAAGCCTATCCACTCACTACACTGAAACAGTGTAGTAAGCATATCACTCGTACAGAAAATCCATTGCAGATTTTAAATTATGAAAGTAGTGTCCTTGACTCCAATCACTTGTCTGTCTGTTAAACTTGTAAGCTACTACAAAAGGTTGAGGACTATTTAAAATCTCCCCGTCTGCATTGAGCCTGACTAACAAGGTGTAGTCTTTTTCTAAATTCACATCTAACTCCAACAATCTTTTCATATGATACACTCTCCCTTCAATATAGTGAGTGCATAGGCTTATGCAAGTGCCAGACACTAAACAAGCTGTCTGACACTCACACCTACAATAAGAGTGTGAGTATGTGTTTTCACTTTCTCTACCAGTTTAGTTTGTCTCTTGTTTTGGTCTGCTAAAATGCACGACTTCTCCAACTTGAGATTTCACTACTTAATAAAGCACTTATTTAATTATCAAGGTACAAGACTATGACTTGCTCCGTTTCTGTCACTCGGTCAGCTTGTCACGTTTTCAAGTTACTTGTCAAGGGCTGTCATGCTGTCGTGTGTTTGTGTCTGTCGCTCTTGACACTTTACATTATATGCTCTTTTTCGCACTTGTCAACACTTTTTTGCATAAAATCATAAATTTCTTTTTGACGCTCATTTTAGGGCTTTTTAGGGGCTTTTTGTCGTTAGTGGGGAAATGTTCGCATAAAGGCATAAAATCGCTTTAAAGGGCATTACAGAGCGTTACAAGGGCATTGTAAGACTTGTCATACTGTCAGGACTGACAGAAAAACGCTGTCAGGGGATTTATACGGCGTTTTCAGGGCTTTTTCTGTACTATAGGCATATTATACAAGACACTTGAAAACAGGGGCTTTTTCAAGGCTTTTAAACACGTTTTGACAGGTCTTTTATAGGCTGTTTTCAAGGAATCGAACACTGATTTCAGCACTTTTTACAAAGAAAATATGACTTGTCATAAAATGCACAAAGAAAAGGTGTTTTGTTTGTGCAAGGTGCTATTTTGCTATCACATGACGAAAAAGGACTTGACAAGAACTGACAAGCTGTGATATTTAAGCACACAAAAAGACACTCTCCACATTACTAAAGAGTGTCCTTCTGTTCACGTTACTATTGGCTTATCCTATACACATTACATTGAGTGTTATTCTTCCTACAGTCTTCTTACTTTCTTCTTCACAAGACCTGTTTTCTTTCTGACGAGTTTTGTCTTCTTAGGTGTTTCCACTGGTGTTTCAGGTGTTTCCTCTACCGCTGGTTTAGTGAGTCTCTTAAACCTCTTCTTGGATTTCATTAAAGGCTTATCATTTTTGATTTCCTCATAGGCTTCATCTTCCACCTCTTCTATCACATCTCTGTAATAGTCACCATATGTGTCCAACACCGCTTGTTCAAGTCTTTTCTGTGCAGGTGATGTTCTTGGACACCTGCCCTCTGCTTTCTTAGTCCTCTCGTCATGTGTTAGTGGTTCGTGTCCTAAGTAGTGTACCTCATAGTAGTCCTCACTTGTTACTTTACACACATAACGAAAGTAATTTTTCCGGGTCTTAAATTTCAGTATTGCATTTTTAATAGCAACCAGACACTTATCAAAATCACTTCCGCAACAGATACAGTGAAATGTAACATTGTCTATGACTCTATACCACTCACTTGTGTTTTCATTCTCAGGGTCATAACCTCCAACACACTTCTCTTCTCCTTCTATATAGATGACAGGAGAGAGTTTAGCATATTGTCCTTTCACTATATAGAAAAGACCTTTCAGTGATTCCTCATTGCTTATATGTGACATAGTGTTTCTCCTTTCTCTTTCGCTCACGTTCTGAACACATTATATCACATATCATTAAACACCTCAATCACTTGGATTTTCGAGTGTTTCCAGTGTTTTTAGTGTTCTTAAAAGGTGTTCCACATTCAGGACACTTGGTCTGTCCTTTCATAGTGATTTTAGTTACCTTACCACACTTCTCACAAGTCCTTGTCTTATTCATTTTATTCCTCCTTCCTTCTATATAGTATATAGAGAGGGAGTAATAAAACCACCTTCCACATGAATGTATCCAAACACTTGAATATTCAAGTGGTTTGAGTGATTTCTGCCGGGTAAAGATTACTACTTCTCCCTATATAGTATAGAGTAGTATATAGTGTATTCCTTCCTTCCCTCTCTATATAGGGAATAGGGTAATCCTTTCTTTGCAAGTGTAGTCCTCAAACACTTGCTAAATCAAGTGGTTCACTCAATTTCCGCTAAAAGTTATTACTCTTCCCTCTATATAGAGAAAGAGAAGCCGGAAGGTGTTTAACACTGTGGTTAGTATAACATATACAGAGAAGAAACACAACTGTATCACCTCTTAAACACTACCAGTCATAACACCTTAGACCACTCCTAAACACTGAATTTACCGAGTTTTCGTCAGAGACCTGCCGAGGTGCAGATAGGACAGGTGATATTATCACCACTATTTTAAAGGTATGGACATACTATTTCTTTCTTCTATGCTATTACTATATTGTTACTTACTATATATTCTTCTATATACTACTTCACTTTAGCGGTCCGATTTTTCTACACTATCTATTTCTTCCCGGTTTATTTGTTAAAGGCTACATTATTCTCCCGGATTTCTCTTTTAATCTCTCCGCTTTTCTTCTCTGCTTCTCTAACTTCTTTGCCTGTCTTAATATATTTTCTTGAGTATCACACTTCTCTCCCCTGGTCTACTAAAAAGTTAACTCTTTACACACCAGAATAAAAGGACAACCCATACTTACACAAGTGTTCTTCACTTTAATCACTCCTTCTTTTGGAATGTATATCACTCTTCCCGGATAAAACTTAGAGAAGTCACCTGTTATACCATTAAATCTTGACAATCTAATTGCATTTATAAACACGTTCTCTTCTCCATAGTATTTGTATGCTATATCTAACATTCTTTCTCCGGGCTTTACTGTATGTGGAATACAATCCCTGAAATACACTTTGCGAATAAATTCTTTCATGTATAAGAACATAACAGCACCTCTAAATAAGTCCTTGTCTAAGACCTATCAACATCATTACTATAAACAAGGCAATAAATCCTACTATAATTATTACCGTTATAGTAAACAATGTCTTTACTACATTTCTTATAAACCTTCTTCTCTTAAAATGCTTTATTCTGTTTCTCCGCATTTTCTCATTATACCTACGGATAAATTTAATCTGCTCTTCATCATCAATATCATCAATATAATTACTCACATCAATCACCCCTGTATGGTCATACTTTCTTGAAAACAATATATCACCAAGCTTATCATATCTCATTTATACTACACCCTTTCTTGACATATTTGCTTTTACTACTCTGCAACCTAACAATGCTGTGAGAACATCTTCAAGTTCATCAATTAAAACTTGCTCCGGCTTCTTATCTTTTCCTTTCAAGTTTTCAAGGTCACTGATAGTCATTACTTTAACACAGGACATACCCATCTGGTTAGCTTGATACTGGATATTGTTTCTCCGAGTAATACTGGTAGTCACAATAGGAAGTCCAGTATAATAGGAATCCATAATAAGAGAAGTAGTCTTCCCTGTTATCTACATCAATTAACATATTTTAATCCTCCTCAACAAATCTTTTCTACAATAACCCAGTCATAAAACAGCTTACAATAAAACACCAGAATATTCTTTATAAATTTGAACCGAGTGTGATAAGTCTTACTTTCATATTCAACTAAATCGCCAAAATCATTAACATAACCTCCATTATTTCTTCCTGTTATTTTATACTTCACTAAATCACCTCACAATCTTGAATATAAGTTAAAGATGTTTATGTGTTTTATGTGACCTCTTATGAAAGGATTATCTTTAACCTCACTTATAAATCTGGTGTATTTATCTGTATCAACTTTTATGTACTCTATCTCACCTCTAACAAGGCAATCTGTAAGTTCCCTCTTTGTAGTTATCTTAAGAAGAATCTCCCTATCAGAACATTTAAAGGGCTTTCTTCTTAGAATAATAAAATTGTCATCCACTATTCTTTTCATCTCACCTCTTCACATTCACTAGCAGGTATGTATTGGAAACACTTCTTGCCGGATTTAAACAATCCAGACTTATTACAATACACCAAAAATTGTAACACTGGTCTTGGTTCTACATGATACACAGTATAAACTTGACCCATATATCTTACTTTAAACATACTTTACCTCCTATATGTTCTACAGAACACCTCTAACTTCTTCCATAGGTTAAAATCATGTACATCACATACATAAACATCAGGAACACCCTTAATAAGAGACCATTTCTTACTGAATTTCACTAACTTCTTTATCTTCTCAAGGTCTCCTACACTAAACACTTCTTTCAGCTTTCTCTTAAAAGAGCCGGAATTAGAATAAGAAGAACTGAAA